CTCTTGCACCAGTTGCAGCTGCTGGTTATTTAGGTATGCAAGCTTACAATGCTTATGCTGCCTATGACCGACAAGGTCAAGTTCTTGGTAGTTTAACTGGTGAAAATAATGCTGGTAAAATGGTTGGTATGGAAACCAACGATTTTTTTAATACACTATTTAATCCACGTCTAAGTTATGGTGCTGCTAAAGAAATTCAAATGACTGGACTTTCTGCTGGTTTTCAAGGAGATGTAAACGGTTTATTTAATGGTGGTACAGGTCCAAATGCAGGGTTACTTGGCCAATACACAGGGTTTGCTAGTGGTGCATATCAACAATATGGTATGAGCCCACAAGAGAGTTTGCAAATGTTTAACTCTTCAGTAATTGCTGCCGGTGCTACTGTTCAACAATTAACTACTGCATTAAATGGACTAGCTAATACTAGTGCTACCACAGGTGCTAGTTTTTCTCAATTAAGAGCTAATTTTATTTATTCTACAAATCTACTTGGTGGTCTTGGTTTTCAAGGTGCTATGGCAACAGACCTTGCTGCTGGTATTTCTCTTGCTAATGTAGGAAATTCACAAGCAAATACTTATCTTAGACAACAAGATATTGGTGGTACAGGTATGATGCTTGAAACCATGCCAGGCCTTGCACTTACAGCACAAGCCGCTGGTATGTCATTTACACAAGCATTTTCTCAAATGGGTACACAAAGTGGTGCAGCAGCACTTGCTGGTGCAACCAATACTGCAGTTTTAAATGTTATTAAGAACAGTCTTGGAATTTATCCTGGAATGCCAGGCCTTCAAGCTGCAATTGATAATAACCTATATCAAATTTATGTAATTCTTTCATCACTTATGCCAATGGGTCCTGATGGTAAGGGTGCTCAATGGACACCGCAAGCTGCAAGAGATTGGATAACTAAAGCAATGACAAATGGTGGTAGTGGAGAGAGTATATCTGGTGCAAGTGCTCAAAGTATTACAAAATTGTATAATCAATTAACAGGCGGTAAAACAGGTGAAACAGGTATTACTAATTCAATTAGTGCAATAGCTGGAAAACTTGGAGCATCTGCTAATCTTTCAAAAACTGGTCTTACAGCAGAAGTAAATGTTGGTGGCAATTGGGAAACTCTTGGTTCTATACAATACGATAGTGCAAAGCAACAACAGCAAATATTCCAAGATATGCTTTCAGGTAAAGATAAACTTCGTACCATCCAATGGGGCCCACTTGGTCAAAAGCAATATGGTTCTTCTAAGTCTGTAGGAGATCTTTTTGGTGTTACAGCACTTCAAGGGATTAATAATGGTACATTAACTCAAAATCAAATGCAAATTGAACTTGGTCCAAGGGCAGCCGCTTTGTTTGAGTTAATTAATAATCCACAAAAACTTACCAATGCACAACTTAAAATGCTTGCAGGCATGGGATTAGATGTCAATACTAGACAAAATACCGGTTGGATGCCATAATGACAAGTGTTGCTACCCTTACTTTAGGAAATACTCAAACAATAGCACTTCCATATAATCCTAATAATGTTATGTGGAACTATATTTTGAACAAACAAATAATTGATACTTACGGTGGTCGTGTAGTTCAAATACTTTCTGTTGCAACTCAACAAATGAACTTTTCTGGAGATGCAGGCAGTAGGCCTAAATTAATGTATTTGTTTTCTCAATTAAAGCAAATGCAAACTAATCAAATTCAATCAAAAGCAGCCGCCACACTTGTAATTCCTGCAAGTTTTGCTGAAAATGGAACTATTACTCAAAGTGTCTATATTGAAACAATTAACTTGGGAATTGATTATACAACTGTAACTCATCCTTATCAAATTGCTTTTCAAATAGAAGACAATAATGTTACCGACCAATTGATAACAAAAACTTTAAAAGAAGTAGGCAATATTTTTAATTATTCTGCAGGTGTTGGTAATACTATAACAGGCCAACTAAACTTAGTTTATCAAGGACTTGATTCAGTAAACCAACTGAGTGTTGCACAACTTGCTAACTCTTTTGCCGCAACTTCCAGTGATGCAAAAACAATTATAAATACCCCTAATGTAGGGTCAAGTTACAACGTATAATATGGCAGATTCAAAACCTATCAGTGATTGCTTAGTTTCAAAACCAATTTACTATCCAGATGAAGAAATTATTACTTGGAACGGTTTTGCATGGAGTAATAGTAAGGGTATCATTCTTCAAAGTCAAAACCCAAACCCTGCTTCTTCTTTTAATGATTGGTTGGGAAATCAACAATGACAAATGCAGCTAATAATTATTTAAATAGAGGTGGTAATTCTAATATTGTCCTTTCAACAGGTTCTGATATTAAAGGAAATTTAATTACAACTACTTATGATTTATGGATTACTAACTTTTCTACATCTGCACAAACTCAATTTGCTAGTGCTCAGACACACCAATCAATTGTTTGGGTTCCAATTCGTAGATCTGAAATGATGATTAGTTTTGGTATTGACTGGCCATTACAAGTAACTGGAAATACAACCGCTGGTAAATATGATTACAACGGTTTTCAAGCAATGCAACAATTCCATAATGATTTAAGGGCACATCAAAAGTTGAGCGCAACAACTTCTGTTAGTCCTCCACCTATGAATTTTACTTATTTCAATAATTACTACCCTGTTGATGCAGCTGCAAATACTACCAACCTTGACATAACTTCTAGACCAGGTTCTACTTATTCAACTGCTAAAGCAAATAGTTTGGTTAATAATAATCTTTCAAGGATTATTGATTATACCCAACTTACAAATACTGCAACAGGTCCAGATTATAAAGCAAGTAATCCTGTTCAAAGCAATTTGCAATTACAACCATTACAATATCAAGGATGGATTTTACAAGTTGCTAAAGAATATGACCGTTTTAAAGCAGTTTATTCTGTTCAATATGTAATGAATGTATTAACTCCTCAAAATGGTAATAATGATATTCCTTCAAGTATTGTAGTTAAAGGTAACTTGTCACAACTTAGACCAACCGCTAATACTGTCCTTCAACAAGGTCAAAATTGGACCAGGGTAAATATAACCATGGGTAATGGAATCAATATAGATGGGATTCCAGGATGACGGCTTCAAAAACTACAGGAACTTATTTTTATTCACCAGATATAAAAATTTTTGTAAAGAGTTCTTCAAAGAAAGACAAAGACGGTAATTTTGAAATTATAGATGTTTCAGAAGATATAACCAACTTTTCAATTACTAGACAAACAAATTCTACAAGTAATGCAAATTTTACTTTAGTAAATAAAGGGTGGAAGTACACACTTCCTCCTGAGTCTATAGCAAGTGGTCAAACATCACTCCCTATAGAAACAATGGACCAAGTAGTTATATATCTAAAAAGAGATACTTATCTACAATATTTTACAGGTTATATAACTAATGCTCCTATAATTACTTTAGTCCCTCAACCGGTAACTTTTGAGGCACAATGCACTATTTATAAAATTCAAAACAGTTTTTGGGATGTTAATAACCTTTCCTTCCAGTCATTAATGCCTGGTATGCTTATGGCCTCAACATCTGATGCTTCAAAATGGGGTGATGGTGGTGCAGCTCAAGGTATTGTTAATGTACTTTCTAATGTTGTAGGAATCCCATTGCCTAACATTCATGTTGCATCTATACCTTCAGGTTGGATAGCAAATGCTGCTCAAACATACAATTTTTTAATTAATACAAACACCCCTTATGTATCTCAAGACGGTGCTCAAACATTGATGCAAGCACTTGATGGTGCCGGAATTATTAGTGGTAATAACTTAATTGGTACCGGTATTAATAAAACAAATATTACTTATAGTGGTTTAGATCCTACCCAAATTCAAGCAGTTACAATTCCTAACGGTGTATCAACAAATGCTGTTATGGCACCGGGTACACTACTTAATGGTGCTCAAGGTGGTGCATTAGGATACACAATCCCTAACGGACCAACTGGTATTATTGCTCAAACTGTATCAGTTAAAGATGTTTGGGATTATTATTCAAATGGTAGTAATAAGCCTCAACCTGTTTCTGCTGATAGGCAAGATCCAGATTATTGGTGTGTAATTTCTTGGCCTTATTTTACTAGTAATATTGGTAATGCAGCTGAAGCGGCAAATTGGCTTGGTGGTCAAGGTTCTGGTTGGGATAATGGTAGACCTATACTTGTTACTAGTATTGCAAATGCTAAACAAGTTGTAGTTAAAGCAAGTATTGCAGGTAACACAGCAAACAATATTGTTCTTAGTAGAGCCGCATGGGAATACCTAGCAGGGACACCGGTTACCCAAAATGTTGGGAAGCATAAAACTTCTACTGGTACTTCTACTACTGGTGATTTTTATTTGTCAAATAATATCAGGGTAACCCTAGCATGGGCAGACCCTACAAAAGTTCATGAAGGTCCTCAGGATACTACAACCCTTGTTAGTCAACTTCAAAGTTACGGTTATTCATTAGGCGATACACTTGCTCAAGGTGGTACTACAACTAGTCAAACAGTTAACCAAGGTGGGCAACTTTCAACAACAACTACAAGTTCTACAGGTGATACTAATACTGTAGTTACAAAGAACACACCAAGTAGTGCAAACAACTCAGGTGGTCCTCCTCCTTGGAACAAAGCTCCAATATCCCCTTGGAGATATGACAATAGTACTTCTTGGGCTCACTTATGTTTACTATATGGTGGCTTCCCAAACACTGATAATAATGCCGCTCTCATTAATCTTTGGATTACACTAGAAAATGCTGATAACTGGGCTTGTTATTACAATCCTCTTGGTGATACAGATACTAGTTTAGGCTCTGCTGTAGGTAGAGGTGGTACACCAGGTGCTGCTTTTCAATCACTTGATGCTGCAGCTCAATGGTGGGGTTATAAAATGAATACCTCAATTTATTGGGCAATTGGTGCAGTATTTGATAGTAGGCCTAGATATTCTAATGGTACATACACTCCTACCAAAAAATATGATAGTAACAAAAAATTAATACCAGACATACCATTGCCTAGTGCTAATACACCTGGTGCACCAAAAGATTTAGGTAGTGCAATTAACATTTTTAAAACTGCAGTTCAAGCATGCCCTTGGGATGGTGGTCACTATCAACACAAAGCAGCAGGAACTTGGGGTGTAGGAAGCACTAATCCTAGGGCATACACAAATCCTGGTATTTGGGTTCCAACACCTTATGGTACATGGAAAGGTGGCCCTGCATCTACAGGAACTGTAAACAACCCAACAAATGGTAATCTTCCTACAACAGCTACCAATACTGGAACAAACTTTAATATAACTTTTCAACCACCACAGATTGACCAAAATACATTAGCACTTATTGGTACACCAAGAGCATTTGTTACAGACCAACCTGTACTTCAAAGTGTTGCAACAATGGTGCAAAGTAGTTTGAGGCAATTTCAAAGTGCTCCTAATGGTGACTTCTTAGCATGGTTCCCAGATTATTTTGGTCTTTACGGTCAAGCACCCTCACTAAGTGTCCATGATATAGAAATTATTGATTTTACTATTTACCATGATGACACTAAATTAGTAACTCACATTGCAGTTAGTGGTGACCAAGTAAACTTAGGAACAAGTGTTGGTTTAGTTGATTGGATGCAAAGTAACGGTATTATTTCTGTTCAAATACCAGAAATTATGGCAATATTATTTGGTTTTGCAACTGCAGATAGTCCCAATGCAACAACTACCGCACTAGATGCTCTTTACAAACAATTAGGAAGAAATTTTGCAAATAATTTTCTTGCTAGATACGGTATGAGGCCTCTTGTTCAAGAACAACCAATGATTCGTAGTCATGTCACAGAATTTATGTATGCCTGGCAATTGTTTATGCAAAGTTGGGCAAATCAATATTCTTCAACAATTAGACTTTCATTTATGCCTGAACTTTATCCTGGTATGAGGATTAGGCTTGAAGACCATGGTATTGAAGTCTACGTTCAAAGTGTTCAACATCAAGGTGATAGAGCAAGTGGTTTTTATACAATTGCAAATGTTACTTGTCCAGTTTATAGGAAAACATTAACAAGTAAACCTTCATTACTTCATTATGGTTTCCCACCACAAGTAGGTTAATTATGGTACTTAATGCTAATTCTACAGTTGTTACAACAAATAGACGAGTAACTATATTAAATGACCCTTATATAAACCCACTTAATAGTCTTCTTTGGACTACAGGGCAAGACAATAGAGGTTTTCAATATCAAATTGCATTGGATGTTTTGCCTGCCGGTGTAACTTCAGACATGATTAAACAAGGTCAAACTTGGTTTATTGAAAATACAACTACTGCATATAGATTAAGTCGTTATGTAGGCCAAATTAGTGTTAGTACAATTAACGGTGTTACTATTAGTGGTGTACCAACTTCTACTGGACAAATTCTCACTTCAACTAGTATAAGCGGTGCTATCTGGTCATCTTCAGTTTCAGTTAGTGGATTACCTGGTCCAACAATTAGTGGTTACATACTTGCTTTAAGTGGTACAACACCTACCTGGACTGCTCAATATCCTGTTGGTATTAGTGGTCAAGTATTAACTTTAAGTGGTACAGTCCCAACGCCTGTTTGGCAAACACCAAGTGCAGGTGCAGGTATTCCTGCCGGAACAGTTATTGATTTTGCAGGTCCTTCAGCAAATGTACCTACAGGTTATTTAATTTGTGATGGTGCAAGTTATAGTACAACAATTTACGCTACTCTATTTTCCGCAATTGCCTATACTTGGGGTGGTTCTGGTGCAAGTTTTAATGTTCCAGACTTAAGAGGTAAAGTTACAATTGGAGTTAGTGGAACAGCATATCCTCTTGCTGCACTTGGCGGAGAGTTTATGCACACACTCCAAAGTGGAGAAACTCCTCTCAATGTCCACACTCATACCTTTACAGTCCCAAGTTCTACAGGAACAACTAGTACAGGTACAAGTTCTAGTGTAAGTCTTAGTATCCCAGGTAGTACTTATAGTACAGGAACTGGTACCACAGGTTCAACTACTACTGTAGCGGCTGCTGGTACTATTGGTTCAGGAAGTACAGGAAGTGGTACTGCTAATATTAGTGCTAGTACAAGTGTAAGTATATCAGATCCTGGTCACACACATAGTGCTGGATCTTATGCTTTTATGGTATACAATACTGGTGGTGGTGGAAACCTTTATGGTAGCGGAACCCCTAGTAATCACTTTGGTACTGCTAACCCAACTCAATCTGCAACAACAGGTATTACTTCTAGTGCTACTACTTCTGCTAGTGACTCTGGTCACACCCACAGTCTATCTGGTGCAAGTTTTACTGTACCTTCACTCACTGTCAATAGTGCTTCTATACCTGCACTTTCTATTCCTGCAATGACTGTTGGTGGTAGTGTAGCTATTCCTGGTCTTAATTTTACAGTTCCTGCTCAAACCGGACTTAACACCAGTAACAACACCGCAATTACTAGTGTTTCAGGTCACAATAATATGCAGCCATATGCTGTAGTTTACAAGATTATCAAGACTTAATGTACTCAACATCTAAACTTAAGGAAGTAATATGAAAAGCATGCAAGTTTCCAATGGGGATCTTGTACTAGATAGTGGTGGAAGACTTCAATTTGTTGTAGGCTCTAACAAATTAGTCCAAGACTTAGCACTCTGGTTAGAAGAACAATACGGTATTGGCTATACTACACCAAACTTTGGTAGTACACTTTATTCAATGATTGGTGGGCCAATCACTTCTAGTACCTTATCTCAAGTTCAAGCAGAAATTCAAAGAATAATTTCACTTTATTCTGCCCAGCAACTTCAAAATCTTCAAAACCTTCAACAAAGTTCTCAATTAAGTTACTATAACAAGTCTGAAATTATTCAAAGTGTTGGAGACATAACTGTTCTACAAGGAACTGGTTTTATAAATGCTACTGTTGCTATTTCTACTTTAAATGGCCAACAATTTGCACTAAATCTATTAATCACACCAAACGGAATACAGGTTAACAATGGCTGATACAAATACTATATTAACTAGACTATTAACCTCACTTTCAGTTTCTGACCCAACTTGGGACACAACTGTAGGTAGTGCTACTTATAAGATTATGGAGTCAGTAGCACAAGAAATAGCAAATGCTACCAATAACTCAACTCTGCTTACTTATGGTTTGGATGTTACAAGTTATTTTGGTTCAGAACTTGACGCCTTTGTAAACATTTTTGGTATTACTAGACAACTTGGTACTCGTTCCATTGGTACTGCTGTTTTTAGCACAACAAGTCCTGCAGTACAAAACTATGATGTCCCGCTAGGCACCCAAGTTTCAGCAAACCTTAATCAATACTTTACCAATGTTGCTTTTACAACAACTAGCCCTGCAACTGTAGCAAGTGGTCAAACAAGTGTTAATGTTCCAATTATTTCAACACTTCCTGGTTCTTTCAATAACCTAGACCCAAATACCATAACTAAAATTACAAGTCCTTTGGTAGGTGTAACCACAGTAACTAATACTTACCCACTTTCAGGTGGTAGTGATACTGAAACTGATAGTCAACTTCAACAAAGATTCTTAAACACTGCTTTCTCTAACTTTGCAGGGACAATTTCTAAGTTTCAATCTATTGCTCAACAAAATCCTTCTGTCACTCAAACTAATATAGTTAATGCTCAACAAAATTATTCTGAAAATCTTCAAATTGGTACAGTAATTAGTGGTTCAGCAGCTTTTAATATTGGGTTGCAAACCCAAGCACAACTTATAGCAATATCTGGAAGTTTGGTTGCTTCAGGTTACTTGGGAACACTAGAACCAAATGTTTCTATACCAATTTCAAGTACCACTCCTGCTAGTATTTATACAGGAACTGTTACTTATGACGGAACGAACTATAACCTTTCAGGAACAGCACCTACTGCAAGTGGTTACTTAAACATTGCTTATGTCTATTCTGGTACTGCACCAACTACTTTAAATGGTACAAGTACTTTTGCAAACGTTGCAACTGCTATTAGTGGTCTACTAAATAGCATTTCTTTGAATTATCAAAATACAATTGGTATTACAGTAACTGGTACCAACGCTGTTGTATCAAGTGGTGTTACTGTAACTTTTAACCAAAACATTCCTTGGAATATTATAGTTACTAGTGGTTCAAATACTACCGCTGTTAATACTATCTATAGTAAGATTCCAGATTCACAATTTAGTTATCCGGCAGGTTATGAAGTTGTTGGTACTAACTTAAATTCACCTAATCAAACTATATTTACAAGAAATGTTGATTACACTTATTACCAAAATATTAGTGGAACTTGTGCTCCTAGAGTAACTTTCATACCAGGACCAAATAACTCTCCTGCAACTTATACCGGGGCGACTGTTCAACTTCAATCTACTTACACACCAATTAGTAGTAGAACAATTATTTCAGGTGGTCAAATACTAAACTCTAATTTTGTTGATATTTTTATTAATAGTACAAATACCCAAACCGCAACAGAACAAGTTGTAATGGTAACTAGTAATACAATTACTACAAGTGGTCTTGGTGGTTCTTACCAAGCAAATAATTTTGTTCAAGCAAATGGTTCTATGCCTACCGTTGGTGACTATTATATTAATTTTACCCAAGATCCAATTGCCAACTTTCCTAACCAAGTTGTTTCAGGGAATGTTCCAAGTTATATTACTTTTGGAAGTATAAGTTTCCCAATTGCAATTGACCCTGTAACTACAAATGGCACAACTTTAGTAGCATCTGGCCTCTCAGGTACAAATGTTCTTTATACTTCTACTTCAATCTCCGGATTGCAAGTAGGTTTGGTAATTAGTGGTACTTACGGGAACAATACAATTTCTGGAATTGGAACAGGAAACTATATTACTTCTTTGATTCCTGGTAACCCTAACCAAATTGTTCTTGCAAATAACCTTACAAGTAACATCGCTTCTAATAATACTAGTTGGGTTTCTGTTTCATACCCTGTCTATGACAATACAAAAACTGCAGGAAGTATATTAGACATAGGTGGTGTTGCCCTAAAAGCAGTTGACCCTACAGGAAGTTATTTAACCAATTATCCTAGTTCTGTTAATTACCAGGTAGGAACTATTTCACACAGTTACTATGCAGATGTTGTAAGTGTTGACAATCTTTCTCAACAAAGTAGAGTTGTTGGTTCAAACACACTAACTCATATAGCAAAGTTCTTGCCACTAGCAATAAATTTCTCAGTTGTCTATACTCCTAATACAAACCCAATTGTTGCTAACACATCTATTCAAAATGCAGTTACAAATTATTTAAATTCTGTAACCTTTGGTTCTTCAGTTAGTATTGCTTCTTTACTAAGTGCAGCCGCAAATTCAACTGGAGTACAAGCAATTAGAATTTCAACTCAAGCAGACAACCCAATTAATTATGGTATTTCAATTTATAATATAGACAACACTATTTCTAGTGGACCATATTTTAAAGATATACTATTAGCAAATAATCAACTACCTACTGTTTGGCAAATAAACTATACAGTATTTGGAGTTAATAACTTCTAATGGCTACAGGTAATTCACTACCCTTAAATATAAGTCAAACACTTTCTTGGAAAACTAGAAATTTCCCAGACAATGTTTATGACTTTAACCCAGGAGACTTATTAACAATATTAATGAGTTCCCTATTAGGAAATGCAGGTACAGGTCAACTTTCAGCATCTCAAATAGCTGCAAGATTAACTCAACAATATGTTCAATTTTCAGATCTAGAAAATACAATTGGTGAATTACTTAATGCTCCTAGACTTACTACTGAATTTTACAATACTCCTGTAAACCCATTTACTGACCAACTTACACCAAAACAATGGAATGATGTCTTTATTAAAGACTCAAACTATCGTGAAAGATTGATTGCTTTAATGACTGCCTTATTAAAAGGTGGGACTGTTCAAGGTATTCAGGCAACCGCTGAAGCAACAGCACAAGTTCAGGCACTTGTAATTGAAAACTGGACTACAGCAAGCGGTGTAGTTAGTGCAAATGGTTGGAGTAATGGTTTTGGTTCTCAAGAAACAATACTTGTTTATAATGCTCCTAGTGGGTTGACTGTAAGTAACGTTCAAAGAACAGCAATACTTAATTCATTAAAAAAAGTATCACCAATTGGTACAGTTATAACTCAAGTATCTGGAAATATAAATAATTTTTCTCCTGTACCCTACACACCAATTTCTGATAATTCAGAACTATTTACATTTACTAGAGTAGTTACTGCTAATAATATTAATACCCCTTCTTATGCAATTAATAATCAAAGTCCTTCTGTTTATACAAGATATTGGTTAGAAAATGGTAAACCTATAACCGCACCTAATTTTGCTTTTACAACTTCTCAAGAAGTTTCAATTGATGTTACTACAAATGTATCAACTGTTACCATAACACCAGTTACAGCAAGTGGTCAAACTTTGAATTCGTATACTACACAATACCCTCTTGGTGCACCAACCTTGCCCGTTACAAGCACAGTTTTTGGAGCTCAATAATGACACTACACCCTAAAAAATTAAATCCTTTAAAAACTTACTTAAATGGTAGTAATCCACCAATGACAGTGGACGGATTGATAGTTGACGGTGTTTATGCAGTCACCGGAGTTATTGACACAATTACTCAAACTACAGATACTTATCAAGACCCACTAACTAACCAAACTAGTAATATTGGTGCATATTCATTCCCCCAGACTCCAAATGTTAATGAATGGTATTCAGGAATAGTTGATGACCAAGTAAATACTACTTACAATTTAGCTTTTCAATTTAACAGAGACACTTACTGTAATACAGTTAGTTTTAGTTTACTTCAAGTTCCTGTTAATTGGACACTAAATCTTATAACACCAAGCGGAACAACCCAACTATCAACTGGTGCTATAACTGAGTATAACACAGATTACTGGCAATACATAGTTGTGCCCTTAGGTCAAACTTACCTTCTTACATCTTCAAACTCTTCACTTCAACTTGTACTTACTAAAAGGCCTACAAATACACAATACCAACTTGGTGTAAGTAACTTTTTATTTAAACTAAATGTTCAAACTTTACAGGATATAACAGTTAATAACACGGTTGTTTCTGGTATTACAACGCAAAGTATACTTGGTTTTGTAGAAAATTACAACCCTACTGTTTACAGTATCAATAATATTAATGATAATGACTCTACTACTTATTGGAAGTGTTCCCCACAACCTGTAGGAGATTCAGTTGTATATTTTGTAATTGATATGGGTTCTTTACAGTCTATAAATAAAATGTATATAGACCCATTATACACAGGGACAATTTTTAATCTTTACTATTCTTTTGATAATAGTTACTGGTATCCTGTTCAAAGAGACTTTAGGCTTAAAAAAGGTATTTATCAATTGCCTACAATTTCTGCTCGTTATTTAAAGTTTGAATTCACTCAACTTACACCAGAACCTTATGACTTAAAGTTAGATTCTATCCAAAAAGTTATTAGTGTTTTCCCTGACTGGGTTGACAATTTTTATACAAACTCAGAAAGAGCAATCCCAGATATTGCTAATCAAAATTATGTATTTAGTTCAGCAGTCACACCAACTACTAATTATAATACAAATATTTCTTCAAACTCCTTCTATGGTGCAAGTGCAAGTACTTTAAATAGTTTAAATGCAATTGGGAATAACTCTTCTTCAAATTTTGTTAACTCTAATACAACTATTACTGACCCCACAGTAAGTTATAAGACTGTCGAAAGTGTTGCCGGCCTTGGCTCAACATATAACCCAGTTACTGATGTTGCATTTATTAGTCGTAGATTCCCTTATGTAACACAACATATTTACAAACAAGTTCCAGTAAATCAAACTTGGCATGAAGCTTATTTTACAGGTATTAAGTCATTGAGTCTTTATGGTACTGACCAAACAGTTCAAATGGATTACCCTGACTTTACAGATTATTTAACAAATAACACAACAACAATTGTAAGTGGTTCAAGTACAGCTACTTTTAGAACTCCTTCAATTATAAATACTACTATAAGTGGTGTAACCTACTCGGTTGTTAGTGGTATGGGTTACACAGGCCTTGCTGGTACACAACTAATAACAAAAAACTTAAAAACTTTTAGTAATTATCCAAGCTTTAAGTTTGCTGCTTTAAGTAGTGACTGGGTTCCTTATTTGACAAATGCCCAAACAGTACTACTAGGTTCAAATCTTGCAAACTTAGGTATTACTACTAGTGGTATATCAACTGTTTCTAACATACAAGGTAGTACAAACTATGGTGTATGGAGTTTTGTACCTAGTGGTAACCCTGTTCAAACTTATGTTCAATCGGCAGTTGTTGGTGGAGGCCAAAACCTTTTAACTACAGCAGAAGCATTTGTTATAAGTGGAACAGGATGGTCCGGTCCCTTAAGTGCAAATAGTGTTGTTACAAATGCATCTATTTCAGGTGTTACTAGTATTGGTTTGCCGGTATCAACAAATGTTTCTTGGGGTCAACCTGATTATGGTAATACAGATTTTGGTTCTGATGCTTATAGTGTTACTCCATCCTTGGGTGCTATTCAACTTAGAGGATATACATTTATAATTACTGCAAGTGGTTCAGGTTCTGTTACTACTAATGTTACGTATAGTGGTGCTGGTGGGGTAACAACAAGTGGTTACACTACAAACATAAGTGGTGCAAACCAATTCTTGACATTTACAACTACTCAACCACTTAATACAAGTAGTGTAAGTTTTTCAATAGCAGTTTCTGGAACTGTTGGTTTAAGTCAAGCAGGATACTTCCTTGGTTCAAGTGGATTCACACCATCTTCATGGACACGGCCTTTGGTAACTAGTGGTATGAGAATTTCTGCAGTTTCAAGAATATACCTTCCTAATACTAGTTTTGGAACTTACAAATGTACACTTTATTCAAATGGTGTTGAGCTTGCCCACAAGCAATTTTCAAATATACCACCACGCACTTGGGTTGACATTGAAGTTCCCTTTACACTTGTTTCAGGTTACTACAATTCAAACAACTTTAGTACAAGACTAACTCAAACAAATGGCCAAGGAGAGTCTTATGACCTTGCAATGTTTGGAATCTTCTATAATCCAGTAACATGGGAGTATTGCTCAGATGGTACAGGGAATAACTGGAATTGGATTACCACAGGAATTAATGACCCTGATGCCACTATTAATCTAAGGGCTCCTAGCAACCAGATACAACTTAGAGGAACTATTCTTCAAGATAACGCACAAATTTCTTCTTTAACATTAGTCCCTAATTATACTCAAAGTCCTTACTACAGTACAACTCAAATTAATTATGTAGGAGATCCAAAGACAAATGAACTAAGTTGGAAGAGAACACCTGCTCAAAGACCACTATTCCAATTAAGGTCAGAACTACACCCTTCTCAATACGATATTGGTGTTCTGATGAACATAAGTTACCCATATTATCTAGATTAACTCTTGATTTTATAGAGTTTATCTATTAAAATTATGACCATGTCACAGAATACTGTATTCATACAGAAGAGTGAGTTACTCAATGGAGTATTAAGATACTCATCTCTCACACCTCTAGATAAAAACTATATTGACCCTTATGGTACACTAAGAAATAGAGACAGACTAGTTGAATTTCATAATCAACTTGAATCTGATGGTTATGTTTTTAAGTTTCAAGATGATGAGGCTGAAACTTTATATAATAAGCTTTATAATTCAATTACTAATAACTTTGATGTATCATCACCTTTCTTATTAAGTAATAAATTATTTCCTTTTCAAAATATAGGCCTTAACATGGTCTGGAATCAAGTAAAAAATGATGATTGTAACAGAATCTTAATCCAATGGGATACAGGTGCTGGTAAAACACTTCTCAGTTGTTTAATAAGTCAAAAGTTGTTTCAAGAAGATTTAGTAGATATTGTACTGGTTTTTTGTAAAAAAATTAAACAACATGACTGGGAGCAAGAGTTTAAACGTATGACTACTTGTTCAGTTGCAAAAGTTGGTGAGCTTGAAAGAAGCAAAAGACACAAGTTTTACAAAGAAGACAATAGTCAAGTATTAGTTCTTAACTACGAAAAAGTTCGTGGTCCTAGTATGGTTAAAAAAGCAGGAGTAAGAGGAAAAGTTGCGGATTATTCCCGTACTGACCTTCAACAAATTCTTGAAAAAATTGAAGGCAAGAGAGTTCTAGTTGTAATTGATGAAGCACAAAAAATCAATACAGGAACTAGTTTGCTCAGTGAAGGTTTTGAGACACTTCTTAGTAAGAATGAAGGAACCAAATGTCTTGCACTAACAGCAACTCCTTACACAACTAGTCCTTTAAATATTAGAAATATTTTTACAACTATTAGTCCTGGTATCCCTGGGGTTAGTGACCTTACAAGAGATGAATTTAAAAGAGTTTATGCTAAAGAACTAGAGGTATTTGAACGTGGTTATGTTCGTGAACTTTATGTTAGAGAGTGGGACCGTACCAAATTACCACTCCTTGGTAAGAAACATGAAAACTGGACTCACATTGCAATGAAAAGTGACCCCCACATTGCTAAGCAGTTTCCAGAAAGTATGCCGAAGAGAATAGTTTACCAACTTTCTGACCAAGATCGTATTGTTTATGATTGGGCAGAAGAAGAGGCAAGGGCACGTTACAATCCAGATAACCCTGTTTCAAGTTGGGCCTATATTGATACTTTAAGAATGATTTGTAACACAACCGAAGGCCTTAGGAATAGTGAAAGTAAGTTTGCTAAAGAAATAGTTGAACAATTTGATGATTTGATTTCTATTGAAAACAGTGCTAAGTATCAATTGATTGAAAGTAACCTTGAGACAATTTTTGAAGCAAATGAAAAAGTAGTATTGTTTACTTTCTGGACACATGGGACACTATTCCCATACCTTGAAGCTTTAAAGAAAAAATTTTCTGGAGTTCCTATCCTACCAATTTGGGGTGTAGGTATGAAGTCAGAAGAGACAACCCGTAACATTCAAACTTTTAATTCAACTAAAGGTCCTGCAGTGTTACTTACAAGTGATGTTGGTCAGGAAGGACTAAATCTATATGCACCATATCTTTGGAACATCGAAATTCCCAGGACTTATGCAGAATACAAACAACGGAAAGACCGTATCAATCGTGCAGATTCCCGTTCAAAGGGCATTAGTAATACCTGGATCTACCGTCCAGTCGCAGTGGGAACTATTGAGGAGCGGGTGGATGGCAAAATTCTTAGAAGAAGATCTGAAGCAGAAGCCATTCGAGGTGTAGTAGATGAGAATGTAGATATGGATGACACCATTGAAATGACACCAAAAGGTTTGTTATTTAATTCTTGAAATCAAGAGTAGCTTGTTATATACTTCATTAATCAAACGAGAGGAGAAATTATAGTAACTAAATGTTCTTATTAATCTAACATTGGAGTAATTTTGACACGTTTAATTGCACTTGGAGTTTTAGCAATATCATTATTTATAGTAAATAATGCTTCTGCGGACACCAACAATACAGTAACAACGACAACAAAAATTGAAACACCTGTAGTAAATGTAGGACTTGTCCCTAGAGAAATAGTATTAAAGTGGGAGAAGGTAGCAGTATGTGAAACCGGTTATAACTGGACTCTCAGAGGTCCCCTATACTCTGGAGGTCTAGGAATTACTAATCACAATTGGACTTCTTATGGTGGTGGTCAGTTTGCTAATAATGCAGCTGATGCTTCTATAGAAGAACAAATATATATAGCAAAAAAAATAAATTCGAGTGGCTATGTTCCCGACCAATATGGTTGCGGACACGGCTGGTAGGGAGAAAGAAAGATAAGTATGAAAAAAATAAAGAAGTATGACAAGATGCAAAGAGAACTGATGGACTACATCTTGTCCGGGAAGATACACTCTACTATGATTGGTAAGACAATTATGGTTGACCACAGTGATAAGAAAGAAAACCTTTCTGACATAGAAGAGTTTGTAGAGTATATGGTTTCTTTAATTAAGAGAGCAGAGAATTTTGGAAAGGATAATGTAAAGGAGTCCTGATATTAGGTAAGGAGTTGCAGACTCAGAAAATGGGTCTATTTACAGGGTCGCCCGGGAGTCGCAGTTGAAATTGATTCCTCCTCCCGGGGACTCCTTCTCACCAATATCCCTTCTATAATTATATGAGAAGAGAAAACCAAGAAGTTATTGATTACAGTTGGCAAAGTGATGCTATTTGTAAAGACCTACCAACAGATATGTTTTATCCTGGTAGAGGTTCGGTTGTCTCTAAAGTTATTAAAGAGAGATGTGCAATTTGTCCTGTAAAGGATGCCTGCCTAGAACATGCCCTTAAGTATGAAGCCCATGGTTATTGGGGTGGTACAACTGAAAAAGATAGAGTTGCCATTAGGATGAACAGAGACATAATACTTATCAAACCTGAAACAGTTTTTTGGTATAGTGTTAGTGAAGCAAAAAGAGAAAAAGAAGAAAACAGAACTAAGATTCAAGGGCGTGGTCGAAAGGCCAGAGTATGTGGTACATACAGTGCTTATAAAGGTCACTTAGGAAGAAAAGAAGTTCCTTGTGAACCTTGTAAAAAAGCAAACAGAGATTACATTAATGATTTGAAAATTAAGAAAGCGGCGGAAAATGGGGAATTCACCTTTTAAAGTTGGATTGGTTATTCCTATCCTAAATAATTTTGACCAAGCAGTTGACCTTATCTATAGTGCAAAAACTAAAGAGAATGAATTAAAGGTTTACATCCAACCTCAGTATAGGTATCAACTACCTTTGTCTCAGGCCTGGAACAATGGTATGAAGCAAGCCATCATGGATGGTTGTGATTATATTATTATTGCTAATGATGATACCCTTTTTGCACCATGGTCAATTGATGCCTGGGTAAGTGCAATGAGTAAGGAATCAGACAATATTGTCTTAACAGCTCCTTTACATGTAGGAGATACTTTTGATGAACCATTTGAGATTGTATTCTCAGATGAAGATACAGAGTATAAGTATGTAGAAAAAGAACTTTTCTCAATGGTAATGGTAAGAGCAGATTTCTGGGAAAAGTGTGGTTGGTTTGATGAAAACTTTGACCCTTGCTGGTGGGAAGATAATGATATGCATTATCGTATCACTTTACTTGGATTTAATATTAAAAAGTATGAAATCCCTTACATTCACCTAGGCAATCAGACAACTAAGAAGTTGACTAAGCCAATCAATTCTATTAAGAGTGGAGAGTATTACCTTAAAAAGTGGGGTAGCCAAAACCGAAACTTGATAGAGAGGTATAAAACCCCGTATAATGATAGTACCCTAACTCCAAAGGATTGGATCAAGTAATGAAGACACTAGTTTCATTTTTTATTAACCTAATAGGTTTAATTCTACTAATAGCAATTATTGCTGTTGTATGCTTTGCACCATTGTTAGCTAGTTATTTTTGGAACTTTAAAGTAGGGGTTGAATCCTTCTTTGGAGTTTACGGAATAACAATTCTTTCAATTATTATCAACAAACTATCTAAGGCAAAGGAAGACAACTAATGGCAAAAACAAAAGTATTGGCGTACGGTGATTACTGCTGTGCTACTGGGTTCGCTACCGTAATGGGTAACATTATGAGAGAACTAGAAGCAACAGGAAAGTATGACATTGATGTTGTTGCTATTAACTATGACGGAGGACCTTTTGACCAAACCCAATGGCCCGGACAAGTATGGCCTGCTATCAGTGCACTAAGACAGCAAGGTCCTTACGCTGACCTTCATGGAAGACAAGTTTTTCTTGACCGACTCCAGCAAGGTGACTATGACGTAGTATTCATTGTTCAGGACACCTTTATTATGTTGCCAATTACACCTCAGATTCTTGAAGTGCAACGTAACAAGCCAAAGAGTTTTAGTACAGTTTACTATTACCCGTTTGATTGTGGTCCAAAAGAAGAGTGGGTTACACAATGTGTTAACTCATTTGACTTCCCAGTTGCCTATACACAATATGCAAAGAATGAAAGTATTAAGTGGAGTGGAACAGCGGCTGAAAAGCATGACGTTATCTATCACGGTACAAACACAACTAACTTTTTCCCACTTCCTGAACAGGATAAGAAGCAAATTCGTTCTGCTTTCTTTGGTGACAATAAGGACCGTTTTATTATTATGAACCTTAATCGTAATCAAGGTCGTAAAGATGTTAGTCGTTCCTTCATGATTTTAAAAGAACTTAGAGACCGTGGATACAAGGAACCATTCTTGTACATGCACATGCAAGAAACAGACTTTGGTGGAAGTATTATTGAGCAATCTAAGAACTTTGGCCTTGAACTTCAAAAAGATTGGATTCTTCCTAACCCAGGGCAATTCTCTGCACATGCAGGATTCCCAATTGAAGTTGTTAACCAACTTTACAACTCTGCAGATTGCTACCTAACTACCTGTATGGGTGAAGGTTGGGGGTTGAGTATTACAGAAGCAATGGCAACTAAGACACCAATTGTTGTTCCAAACAATACTAGCATTCCAGAAATTACCGACAATGGTAAGCGTGGTTGGGTTGCAGGTTCTGGTGATAGTCCTTCACATTGGATTATTAAGGAAAATGACAACGACCGTATTCGTCCACTTATGAATGTAGAAGATGCTGCTGATGCAATTATCGAAATTATGGAAAATAAGAACGGAATTGTAGAAAAGAAGGTTGAAGCAGCTTATGAGTTTGCCCAGGAACTAACTTGGAAGCATGTTATGAAAGACTGGACAAATGTCTTTAACAAGGCAGTTAACAAGTCTAAGAGTGCTAACCTTCTTAAGGGTGGAACAGTAGAATGGAAGAAGTAAAAAGACAAGTAGTTGACATTGTTCTTTTTAATAACGAATTAGAACTATTAGACCTTAGAGTAAAAATCCTAGAAGATGTGGTTGACTTCTTTATTATTAAAGAAGCAACTCACACCTTTCAAGGTGACCCTAAAGAATTACTTTCTAAAACTTATGACCATCCAAAGGTATTCACTTATGTAGTTGAGTTCTCATCTGGAATGAACACCTGGGAAAGAGACAGGTTCCAAAGAGGAACTCAAATTGACCTTAGGGCATATGGTATTAACGAAGATTCTATTGTTATGACTAGTGACCTAGATGAAATACCAGACCCACAAGCAATTGAATGGGTAAGGGACAATTTTAATCCAGCCGCTATGTATGCACTAGAACAAAAGATGCACCAATACTATCTCAATGTTAGAAACATGAGTGAACCCTGGGCAGGAACTAGAATTTGTAGTATGGAAAAGTATCGTTTGATGGATGCTGAAACCATGAGGCATTCCCAACACCTTTGCATGACACTACCTGATGCTGGTTGGCATTGGAGTTTTCTTGGTGGTGAAAAGCAAATTGAAAAAAAGATTAGAAGTTATGCCCATGAGGAGTATGACAATGAAGAAACTATTCAGCAAATTGCAAAACGTATGGTCAACAATGAAGATGTTTTTGGACGTGGTTTTACACTCAAAACAGTAGAATTGGATAACTCTTACCCTAAGTATATTCTTGATAATCAAGATAAACTATCCCATTTAATTAGAAAAGATTAATATGAATAAAGAACTTAGATGGGCTGCCAGTTTTCTACTTGAAAGATCTAACATTCCTGCTGGTCCTAACTATTTGGCTGCTTTTGAAAATCCAGCTGATAATCAACAATGGATTTACGCATTAATTAGAAAGGCAGCACCTCAAATTGGTGCTATGAATAGTTCTTATTATGATAGGGCAATTCAAATACTTAGGGCAAATGGAATTTCTACAGATCCATATGGCCCTGGTAGTGGTTGATTCTAAATACTGATTTAACTATACTGAATAAAACAGCCCTTGTAGCTCAACTGGACAGAGCATCGGAGTTCTAACCCGCAGGTTGTAGGTTCAAGTCCTACCGGGGGCGCTGGTCAATAGTATCTGCTTAGTTTTCACCTCCTTTATACTAGGAGTGCTATTGACCTACTGGAAGAATGGCCGAGTGGTTTAAGGCAGTTGTCTACTAAACAACCGTGGGTTTATAGCCCACCGAGGGTTCGAATCCCTCTTCTTCCTCCACCGGATGGGTAGCGAAGTGGCCAAACGCGGCTGGCTGTAAACCAGTTCTTTATTGTTCGGGGGTTCGAATCCCTCTCCATCCACTTGAAATAAAATGAAATAGTATCTATAATTATAGTAAGGAGGATAAGATGTTAAAATTATCAGTAAACATTGGTGCTTCACTTCAAGTAAAGAATGCCAAGGGTGAATGGGATTGGATTAAACCAGAAGTAGGTGCTGAACTTACTTTTGAAGCAATGAATGAAAATACTCAACATTACTTTAATGAACTCTGGGACAATGTTGTTGGTCCACAGTTTAAAAGTGTTGTTGATAGTCTTCTAACAGAACAATCAGAACCAGCAATTGAAGATGTTGAAGAAACTGAAACTGTTGAAGGAGAAGAAGAAGTAACAGAAGAAGTTGTTACAGATGAGGATGAGTATTACTAATGGGATTATTCATTAATATCTTAGTACATGGACTTTTTCTTGGTGCATTAGCATTTTTTCTTTTTGTATTGGTTGGTATTGGTGGTGGGTGGAACTAATGTTAGAAAATATAATCTTTTGTGCTATTCTTGCAGGAGTAGCTTTTTGGTCTCTTTGGAGTGGTAGACTATGACAGAATGTAAACACTGTGGACAAGAAATTGTTAAATATAGTTCTAGTGCAACAGATTGGGACCGTATTGGAGATGATGACCAGTGGGTTCACACAAGTCCTCATGGTCCTCACAAAGCAGAACCAGATTGGCAAACTAAGTCATGACTGTATTAGCAGCCGCCATAACTAGACTAGACGGTGTAGTAATTTCTGCCGACTCACAAATCTCTTGGGACTATAACAAAAGCGATGAAGGTCCCGGTAAATTATGGGTTGAAAAAGACCGTAAGTATGTTTTTGGTGGTTGTGGTAGTATTCGTGCTATGCAAGTAATCCAACATTGGACCGATTGGCCTGAATTTCGTGATTATCACAGAGATGATATAGAAAAATTTGTTATTAAAGAGATAATCCCAGCATTAAGAGAAGCATTAGATTCCCATGGTGCACTAGAAAGTTCTAGAAAAGTTGAATCTTTTGGTGCAGGTATTATTATGGCTTGGGAAGATAACTTAGTTGCAATTGATGAAGATTTTTCTATAACAATACCAGTTAGTGGAAGATGGGCAATGGGTTCAGGCGGTGGAGAAGCATTTGGTAGTTTGGGTGATGAAGGCCCATGGACAAAGAATGATGTTATCAAGGCAGCTAAAAATGCTACCAAAACAGCAATGGGTGTAGGTGGTGACATTTACTATGTTACTAGTAAAAGCCTAGAAGTAAAAAAGGGTTGATTTCTTTTTCGACCTTTACTATATTTATAAGTAGTTAGTATTTAAAGGAGATAGTATGGAAAAAAGTTTGGCAGAACGCCTAAGTAGGAAAAATTTAGTTGAGGTAAGTGAACCTCAATTTACAGAAGAGGTTGCAAAGACAAAAAGTCGTGCTGAAGTTCAACGTGAAAATTCAGTTGCGGTAAGTTCAGATGCACTTGATTCATTTAATAGTTGTCTAGATGTATTAGGTACAACTGATTTGTCAGATGTGCATGTACTTTCAGTTGAAGAGATTAACAGTCTTACAAATGAACTACTTGCAGTTCGTGCAGTAAAGGATATTACTGAAGGTCGTGAAACTGCACTTAAAAGTTATGTAACTAGTACAATTAATCTACAGTTAGAATTTGAAGGCAAGGATTCAAACGCAGAAAGCGGTTACCTTGTCTCACCAGAGTTTAATGTTAAACTTTCTAAAGAAGTATCTGGTGGTAAGTTGAATGTTGACATTGACCTACTCAAAGAGAACCTAGATGAGGACCAGTTCAAGAGTATTACTAACTACATTGAAACTGTAAAGTACACAATTTATCCAGGTGGTAAAAGGGCAGAAGAAACCAATGCATATTGGGAACTAAACGAAGAGGCATTGGAAAAAGAACTTAAGGTTGGTAACATAGGCATGGAACAAATACTAATGTCAACACTACCAGGAAAGAGTCGTACAGCACTCTATGTCCGACCAATCAAGTAGCGGTTATACTAGACACATTAGAAGAGATGATGACCCTGTCTTTACTGCAGGTATGGCAGCCGCTTTCTTTGACCTAACTACACAATCTTTCTTGATGAAGGAAAGGCTTGGATATTGGCAAAATGCTGATGGTACACCAATTGTAATAACAAGGACCAAAGGTGGGGACAGAAGATTTAGTTTAGATGATTTGCAAAAGATTGCCCACTCATTAAGAAGACAGAATAAAATGACTTCAAGGCAAATGAAGTTAATTATTCTTAGGATTGATGCATTTAAAGAACCTATTAAGAAACACAGAAGTAGATATAGAAAAGGTACAATAGGTGGTATTAAACAACCACCTCCAACCATTCTATAATATCTAAAAAGGAAAACATGAAAATTACATTCACTGGTAGTCATGGTACAGGTAAGACAACTGCTGCCAAGATTTTAAGAAAAGTTATAAATGAAACTTATCCAGGACTAGCAATTGCACCACTAGGAAGTGTAACTAGAAGTGTTTTAGGTTGGGGTCAAGGGGATGGTAAGTTATCACTTTCTCCAGAAAGTAATTCATTCCAAGTTGCTTGTATTTATGAACGCCGCCGTCAGATGCTTGCTAAGGGTTCATTAAAAGCAGACATTGTAATCAGTGAACGTTGGGCAATGGATGAAACTGCTTATCAACTTTATAAAGCTAGAAAAGATATGATGGACCGTGATAGTGCCCACACTCTAAGAGTATGTCAAATGGAAATGGATTGGGAACTAAACAACTATTGGGACAAGGTTTATTACATACCAGTTGACCACCGACCAGTTGAAGAAGACGGCACTAGACCTGGTGATAAGAAGTATCAAATTGAAGTTGGTAACATGATAGAAGTAGTCATGTCTCCTTATAACAAGAATCGTAAGATTAAAAAAATGCCTACTCAACTTGAACTTTGGGAAGACTATTTTAAGAAGGAAGCCGAGAGTTGGAACCTAAAGAAGTAGACAACCAAGAAGTATTAAGAGCACAGTTTGTTATTGCTAAGGCATTTAGAGACAATCTTAATGTAGTTGAGACACTCACATCCCATATGGTTGGTAAGTCATTGATTGAAGAATTAACCGGTGAAGTCCCAAACTGGGCTAAGAAAGAAAAGCAAGATAAAACTAAAGAACTTAAAGAATGGGTTCAAAACAACCTTTCTAAGCAATTAAGTACAAAAGAAATTGCTTCAAGTCTAGATTGTAGTTATGAGACTGCAATCAAAACTATTAAGGAGAACCCTTTTTATTTTGTTGGTATTCGTAGGGGTTACTATGAAGTTAGAGACGGTGAAACCGAAAGAGAACAAGCTAAGAAGGGTAAGTAATGTCTGATAGGCCTAGTGAAGAACTTCTTGAAAGTGCAAAAGAGATGACATATAATCTTGAAGAATGGGAAAAGAAATTCCCTGAGGAGGAACAGTAAGTGCAAACATTTTTACCATACGCAGATTTTGAAAAGTCAGCAAAATCATTGGACCGTCAACGACTTGGTAAACAACGTGTAGAGACAATGCAAATTATGAACGCAATTCTTAATCCGAATTACGGTTGGCAAAGTCATCCAGCAGTAAACATGTGGAGAGGTCATGAAACTACATTACTAGAATACCAAAAAGCAATTTGCAATGAGTGGGTTAGTCGTGGCTACAAAGATACATGCTTGCAAAAGACTATTGATTTGGTTGATTCTGTTAAGACAAACACAACTAGGCCTGGTTGGATTGGTGACTATAAATTTCACCTTTCTCACCAAAGTAACCTACTTCGTAAATTACCAGACCACTATTCACAACACTTTATAGGAGTCCCAGATGACTTGCCTTACTTTTGGCCAGGAGAATAATGATAAAAGAGTTTTTTAAAAAAGGCAAAGAATGGCGTTGTGAGGGTTGGGTATCACTTTCACTAAAAGATTTTGGTTTAGGTTTAATTACCTACAATAATAAAAAATGCCATAATTTTCAGATTACTATTTTATTCTTTGATTTCTATATAAGTTGTTACAAACTATGAATAAAAAAGAATTAGATGAAATAAGGTTGAGGCACCATGAAACACGCCTCTGGTGGAGACAAGATGACAATGGAACAATTATAGATGAGTTAAGAGGTTGTTCTGATTGTGGTCAAGAAGTACCTTGCGATGCAATTAAATTATTAGATGAATTGAATAAGTATGAAACCCAATGAACTTCAAAAAATAAGAGAAAAGCATCAAAAGCAATTTGGTAAGTGGCGTTGCCAACACTGCTATGAAAACTATCCTTGTGATGTAGCAAAGTTGCTAGATTACTCTGAGTCTTTAGAAAAAGTAACCAATGAAGTTATCTGAACGTCAAGCATTAAGAAGAAAACACCATTCAAGGATAACAGACAGGGTTCCTTTTTGCTATCACTGTAAACTAATTTGGCCTTGCGATGTTATTAGGGTATTGGATGCTTGGGATAGCCAATACAGTAAAGTAGAAGAAATAGTTTCTGAGTATAAAAATCAACTTAGTGGACCAGAATGGGATGATTAAAATGGAAGAATGCCTTCACATTGAGAAAAAAATAAATGAGTTAGGAGAAGAAGTAGAAAGACCTTACCACAGTATTTTTTGCCCAGATTGTGGAAAACGTTTGGTACGTGATTACAAAGCAAGGCCATTTAAGTTTTAGTAAAGTTGATTTTGTAGTAACAAGAAATTATAATTTAACTATTAGTAGTTAGTAGGAGACAATGGATCTATACCTAGGAGCACCTTTTGCTCACATTCAATCATCTGCCCCTGGGTATGCATTAGCTCATGAAATGACAGGTTTTACTGTTATGGAGCAATACAGTAAACTACCTAAACTTTTCCTTGATAATGGTGCTGATGAACTTGGAACAGGCCAGAGTGGTATGCGACTTGCCTATCTTGCAGGAAGATTAAAATCAAACTTTCTAATACTACCGGATGTCCTTCACAAAGATAAACTTACTAGAAAAAAGGGTGAGAAGTTTTTTGAACAAATGAAAGATAGTGGATACCAAGGTAACTTTATTGGTGTAATCCAAGCAAAGACTTTGGAGAAAGGTCTTGAAAGTTACAAGTGGTGGGCAAGAAGTGGAATGGTAGATAGGATTGGGATTACTTATGATACTAAGATCCCTAACACAACTTTTAAAGAGTTTGCATGGGGTGGAAGATTAAACTTTTTGTTTGAACTGGCAAAAACAAATGTTTATGACAATAATCCAATAGGACTTCACTTGCTTGGTACACTAGATGTGCATGAACTCTATGTATTAAACCACTATCCAGAGTTTGAATATATTATTAAGTATATGGTTGATAGTCATGATACTACAATGCCTTACGCTTGTGATACTCCATTTGTAGTTGAAGATTATTCAATTAAATTAGGGCGTGCAAAGGATTATCCCCGTCAAGATTTTAAAGCAAAACTAGAGGGTGAAAGACTTGAGATTGCTGAGTGGAATGTAGCGGCATACTTGACTGCTTGCAAGATTAAACCAAGTGACTGGCCAAAATATCTAGGTGATAAAGCAGTTCAATTATTTAGTGATTTTGAGTATCATTATGACCACTAAGAAAACATTCCTTCTTGTTGATGGTCACAATGTTTTTATTCGTGCTTACTCAGGATTAGCAAAACAAGATTTTAGAAACTCTGATGGTATTGCAACTTGGGGTGTTTACGGATTCTTAAATACCTTAACTTCAATGGTTCGTAGATACCAACCAACCCATGTTCTTGTTACTTTTGATAAAGGAAAAAGTAGCAAAAGACTTGAAATGTATCCTCAATACAAAGCAAATAGAGATAAGGATTCTAAAGAAAGAATTGCTAAAAAAGTAGCGGCAGGAGAAGTAGATGAATTCTTGCCACAATTTGATTTGCTTTTTGAATTCCTTAAATCAATGGGTGTACCATACCTTAGGATTAGTGGTGTTGAGGCAGATGATATTATTGCTAAGGCCTCAATTGAATTTGGTCCACTCTTTGATAAAGTTGTAATTATCAGTGCAGACCATGACATTAGACAACTAATTAGAAATAATGTTATAGTTGTAAAACCTAGTTTAAGTCAGAGTAGAGACGTTAAAGAAGAAGTATTTACAGTTGAAAAAACTCTTGAAGAATGGGGAGTTGAACCTTGGAGGTTACCAGAAATATGGGCACTCATGGGAGACAAGGGAGACAACATACCTGGAGTACCAGGCATAGGACCAGTAAAAGCTAAAAAACTTATACAAGATTTTGGTAACCTTGAAAAAGCAATACAATCAGAAAAAGTAAACGAATATGAACCAACAGTTCGTAGAGCATTTAAACTTATTCAACTTGATGGTAAAGATGACATACCATTTCCACCTTTAGGAAATTTACAGTTTAACCCGATAACTAAAGAAATTCCCAATCATGGCTTGAAATTGCAGGAGATGCTCGACTATTTTGAATTTAATGTAATTAAAGAACGTTGGGAAAACAATGAACTTTGGTCAGAAAAGACCTTTGGTAGAAAGTTAGGAAACAATGGATAACAAAAAAGTAGATAAGATAATTTCTAATGCAATAGAGTATGTTAAAGATCCGATTAATTCCCCTGACTTTAATACAGTTGCACTGGACCTTTATGACCTTCACCGTGAATTGAACCCAGTTTATAGTAAATATGACAAAGGTCCTTTAAAAGATTGGCGTGAAATTCCATTAATGCCTATCGGTGAATTTAAAAAAGGTGATGTAGGGATTACTCTTAGTGACCGCATGCCTTTCCCTGGAGTAGAGTTCCATTCAAGTGGTACAACGCAAGGTGACAAGAGTAAACACCGTATGTATGATACTGAACCTTATAGAGCAAGTATTGCTGCTGGTTTTAAGCAAAGTGTACACCCTACTAGTTACCCTAGGTTTAGAGTTATTCTACTTACCCCTAAACTACCTAATAGTAGTTTATACTACATGATGAGTTATGTTAGTGAACTTTTTGACCATCGTGGAGTTCGTGAAGAGTTTGATGGACTAAATGACATGTTTAGGGTACAGGCATTACTAGATGAACTAAGAGAAGAAAAAGAACCAGTATTGTTATTTGGAACTAGTTTGGCCTTTTATGACTTGATGACTACCATAGAGACAAATGGAATGCAATCTTTTAAACTCCCAGAGAGTTCAATGATGATTGAAACCGGAGGTTGGAAGGGGAGAGACATTAAGATTACCCCTTGGGACTTAACTACTAAAGTAAGTTTGTTCTTTGACATATCTTTTGATAATTGTATCCGTGAATACAGTATGAGTGAAATGTCTAGTCAACTATGGTCTTCAGGTAATGACCCAGGAAATGTAAATTATTATTGGCCTCAATGGTTGAGTGTTAGATTAGTTGACCCACTATCTCAAGTTGAGGTTCCTTATGGTCAAAGTGGTATTATTAGTTTTGTAGATTTAGCAAATGTTTGGAGTTGCCCCTTTATCTTGACCGAAGACATGGGCCACCTATACAATGATAATGGAATTGATGCCCTAGTATTAGAAGGAAGAGCAATTAATGCACCTGAGAAAGGATGTAGTCTAACTTATGCGGAAGCAATGGGTAATTAATCCAGATGTAGGTTTTTCTAAAGTCCTTGCAGAGTTTGGAAGATTCCTAGAAGAAGATTATAAGATGGCAATAGGTGCTTTAACGGTTCCCCACGCCTTTGAAGAGTACACAGAAAAGACAGGTAGAAATTTTGTAATTGTAGGAGCAAGGAGTGTACCAACCGCTACTGCAAAGAGTGTTTTCCTTTGTCTTAAATTGGCAGGACCAGAAAGTGTAACTGTAAAGGCACCAACAATTGATGAAGGTTTCTTAATTGATAATGTTATTGAATACTATGGTAAAGATATTAGGTGTAAGGTATTCAATGACCCAAGTGAACAACTTGAATTATCACTAGAATGGCGTAAAGCACTTGATGAAGCAACAGATATAGTTGTTTTTGGTGGTGGTGACACAGTTGCTAGATTTAAAGAACTAGAAAATGAACATCGTCAAGTTCACATTCATGGTCCTAAGTTTTCATTTGGTATTGTTAGAGCAGAAGATTTAAGTCTTTCTTACATGGAAGAAATTGGTTTTGATTTTTATTCATTCTATGGTGAAGGTTGTCTATCTCCAAAGTTTTATGTAGTAGTTGGAGAGACAGCACCACAAATGTGGAAAGAGATGTCTGAGGTTTATTCAAACCTTTATGCCTCATATGTTGATGAGTTTAGAGCAAAGTTGCCACTTTCAAGGAAAAGCGAATTAGTGCAACAGTTCCTAAACTCCAATTATGTAGCAAAATATATTCGTAGGGAAGACTTGAATTCTAATGAAATATTTTCTACACTTTATGGTGACGTACGCTTTATAGTAGTAGAAAGTTTAGATGATTTGGAAGAATTCATTGAAAAATGGCGTTTTCAAATTAGTACAGTAGCAATTAACGAACAAGATGATGAAATAGTAGATTTTGTTGAAAGTCATATGATTACTAGAATCTGTGATATTGGTCAGATGCAGTTCCCAGATTTCTTTGAACAATTTGACACAACAGATGACTTTGACATTTACACAGGAGGATATTAATGAGTGATTATTTAGCTAGAACTAACCCTTGGCCTTACGACATAACAATTACTGGTGCAAAGGGTGGTTATTATCAAACTAAAGAGTACGGGGACATGTTTGATATGGCCTGTGGTATTGCTGTAAACAATTTAGGTCACAGAAACAAAAAGATTCTTAATGCCTCATTGAAAGTTTTAGATAAGTATGCTCACGTTAATGTTTATGGTGAGTTCAATATTAAAGAGCAATTGAAGTATGCTGAACTATTAAGTGAACGTTTTTCAACCCTTACAATGAGTAATGGAATTGATGAAAATAATAAAACTTGGTTCTGCACTAGCGGAACAGAAGCAAATGAACTTGCCATGAAGCTTGCAATGCTAAGTACACAAAGAAAAGGTTTCATTGCCCTTGAGAATGGTTTTCATGGACGTACTCTTGGAAGTTTGAGTTTAACTCACAAACCTCAATACAGAGAACCATTTAAGAGTATGGTTAACAAAAATCTTACTAAGTGGATTGTTCCTGGAGAAGAAATCCCAGATGAGTATAAAGACAGAGCAGCATTTTTTATGGAACTGGTTCAAGGAGAAGCAGGAGTAGTTGCTCAAGACAAAGAATGGGCAAAGTATGTTAGTGACTGGTGTCATGAAAATGGTGTTCTTTTGGTCATTGATGAAGTACAAACAGGGTTTGGTAGAACCGGTACACACTTTGTTCTTGACCAATACCAAGATGTTTATCCGGACATTGTAACCTTGGGGAAAGCAGCAGGTGGAGGTTATCCTTTGGGTGCAGTAGTTGCTAGTTCTGAAAGGTGGAACTCTATTTCTAGAGACATGCCATTTGCTCACCTAAGTACATTCGGTGGTAATCCAATGAGTGTTGCTGCCGGTACAGTCATGTTTAAAGAAACAGAAAAACCACAACTTCTTGGTAATGTTAAAGATGGTGAAATACTAGCAAGAAGTGTATTCCAAGATTTTGAACATGCTTACATTAGAGGCAAAGGTTTGATGTTGGGGTTAGTTTTAGATGATGCAATTGATATAGATACAGTTGTTCAAAACATCTGGGACAATAAAGTTTTTTGTGGAAGAGTCTTATATGGGTCAAATACAATTCGTTTATATGCACCCTTGAATACCACACCATCAGATGTATATAATAAGTTCTTGAGGGTAAGAGACGCTGTAGAACAGAGTATCAAGAGTTGATTTATTAATCAATCTAATATAAAATAATAAGAAAGTAAGGAGAAGTAATGCAAGAAAATATTGAAGAAATTCGTTCCAAACTTTGGGATTTGTATAACAGGTTTGCCAAAGCTCGTGGTGAATGGAATGATGGTTATAAACAAGGAGTTATGGACTCACTTTCAATTGTAAGTGAAGTAGACAGGGCTTCACACAAGACAGATGAGAATGACCACTTTGTAGACATTGAAAAGTTTAAAAACAATTATTTTAAGAAGGATTTTGGAAAGTGAATCTAATCTCTAAGGAAATAGAATTTGACCTTGGCCATCGTGTTAGTACACATGGTAGCAAGTGTCGCAATCCTCACGGTCACCGTTATAAGGTTCGTGTAACTTGTGAAGGAGATATTATAGATGATGTTAGCCGTCCTGACCATGGAATGCTTATTGACTTTGGTAATCTTAAGACAATTATGAACAAGCGTATCCATGATGTTTTAGACCACGGTTTTTGTGTATGGGAGAATGACCATGTTGTTCGTAACATGATGGAAGATGAGGCGCATGGCCAAGGTTGGAACTATATTGTTTTCCCTTACATACCAACAGCAGAAAACATTGCTCGTTGGTCTTGGGAAGAAATTAAGGACGACATTGAGGTAGAGTTTGGTAACGACCTCAGGTTGTATGAAGTAGCCGTGTGGGAAACGCCTACATCGGTAGCCTATTGTAGAGGAGAATAATAATGGGTGCAGGAAAGAATTTTCTAAATTGGTTGCAAGGAACATTTGGTGGCAATAACAGTATGCCAGAAATCCCAGAAATTCCACTAGCAGTAGAGGCACCGAAGCCAGAACCAAAGAAGGCAAAGCCAGCAGCAAAAAAGGCAACAACTAAGAAAGCAGCACCTAAAAAGGCCGCACCAAAGAAGAAGGACCAATAATGCACGTAGTATTAGTATTTATTTTGCCAGCACTATTCTTTATGGGTGTTGGTGCTTTTATTCACATGTTTTCTCAGGGTGTTAAAAGTGGCATTTATCAAAAGACTAAGGCACCAAAGAAGAGGAAGTAATGGCTGATTTAAGACTAGTAGAACACTATGTAAGTACCCAAGGTGAAGGTCCACGTACAGGACGTACAACACAATTTGTACGTTTTGCAGGATGCAACATGACTTGTGCTGGTTGGCCTTGTGATACACCATTTGCTGTAGATGTTAAAATTTGGGGCAAAGAAGGTGGAAGTTACAAAAGGACTCCAGGTGAACTTCTAGAAGATTGTAAGAGTAAGAGAGAAGAAACAGGTGCTAATAACATCTGTCTAACAGGTGGTGAACCTTTTCTTCAACCAAATGATAAGATGGATGACTTGATTATCCTTCTAACACAGAATGGTTTTGAGGTTGAGGCATTCTCTAATGGTAGTTTCCTTTACTCAGACATTGCTCTAGAACATGTTACCTTTATGATGGACTGGAAGTTAGGTGGTTCAGGAGAAGCACAAACTCGTAGAGAAAATCGTACAATGAACGCTGCTAAGATTCGTAATGGTAGCGGTATTAAGTTTGTTTGTAAGGATGGCAATGACTTTAATGAAGCATTGGAAGTTCATGATTTTCTAAAAGGGCAAGTCCGCTCAGGTGTAAGATTCTGGGCAGGTAGTGCCTGGGATGTTTACCCAACAAAAGATTTAGTAGCAAAGATGCTTGAACATCAGGTTCCATGGAGTCTAAATGTTCAAGTACACAATTATATTTGGCCCGCAAATGAAAGAGGAAGATGATGACACCGAATGTACACTATACCAAAACAGGTATCTTAATAGAAGAAAGTAAGGAAATGAAGATTAAAAAGTCAAACCCACAAATATTGAATGAAAGTGATAGAGAAGCTTATGGTTTCCAAGTTGCTAAAGAAAATGTTAGAGGGTTGCTTAGTTACATGGGAGAAGATGTAAGCCGTGAAGGTTTGCTTGACACACCACGTAGAGTTGTAGAGATGTATGAGGAATTAACAAGCGGGTATGTAATGGACCCAATTGCAATTATTGAGAAAGCAGTTTTTCATGAGCAAACAAAAGAAATGGTTATTGTCAAGAACATTCCGTTTTATAGTCTATGTGAGCATCATCTTGCTCCTTTCTTTGGTACTGCTACTATCGGTTATCTTCCTAACAACGGCCGTATTGTTGGCTTGTCTAAACTCGCTCGTGTATTGGATGCTTACGCTCGTAGGCTTCAGGTCCAAGAACGACTCGGAGCACAAGTCGCAGATGCGTTCTATAAATCCTCTCTCAAACCGGAGGGTGTAGGAGTTCACATTGAAGCAGAACACCTTTGCATGGCAATGCGTGGTGTACAAAAGCCAGGTACCAGTACAACTACAGTTAGTATTCGTGGAATTTTTGAGTCAGACAAGGCAGTGAAAGACGAATGGACACGACTAGCCCTTTCGTAGGGGTACTAAACCCAGAAGAAGTAATCCGTAAAGGTTATATTTCAAACACAATTACAGACAGGATTCAACCAAATAGCATTGACCTGACTGTTCAGAGTGTTTATGTAATCTCCGGACCACTGATTCTTTTTGCAGACAAAGAAACAAAGAGGCAATTACCAGAGTATAACTTAATAAAGCCTTTTCCTTATGAAGGAAGAGACATGTATTTGTTAGAACCTGGTATTCGTTATCAAGTTGAATTTAACGAAACTCTAAGTTTTGATACTTCTATTTGTGGAATCACTCTTGTTCGTAGTACTATGGCAAAGAGTGGTTGCAGTGGTGAAAACGGTCTTTTTGACAGTGGATATCATGGTGCATGTGGAATGATGGTATCAGTGCAAACACCTTCTTATATTGAAGTTGGTTCAAGTATTGCACAGATGGTTTTCTTTTCTACAAACAGTAGTAAAGTTTATAATGGTTTCTATCAGGGATCCGAAAGCCCAATGGAGTGGAATTAATGGAAAAATTAGCACAACAGAATGATTCAATGTTTGAAAGAAATATTGCAATCATTGCCAGTAGAAAAAATCAAGTGCTTACCTATAGTGATGGTTTTGTATTTGAAGGTTTTCTTTGTGGTCTAGATGAAAATTGGGTTCAGATGTATGGTCATGAAGAAGACCAAACCGACCCTCAATCTAGGTGGAGATTTATACTTTTGGGTAAGAATAACATTTCTGGTATTATTCCTTCAGGAAAGACATTGTATGATGTTGATGCTGAAACCCGAGAGTATGTAGAAAAGAAAATTAAGATGTTTTCTGAAGTTAGTGAGAAGTTCTTAGGAGCAAAGGAAAAGAATGACAGTAGGAGAGAAAAGTTTTGATGAACCTGTTCGTGATTATGATAATGATAGTTATGATGAAGTCGTTATTGTAAAAGCGAATGAGAAGTCATCTCAACAAGAAATTGATTTGGTAAATGCTACACCAAAAGAGTTGTTAGTTTATTTTGCCAATAGATTTAAAGAAACACAAGGCTTTGAATACAATGTTGAGTGGGTTAAAGAAATGGCAATCTTTAAAAGTTTTAAAGAACGTTATGGTGATGATGCAGGTCCAATGATTTCACTCTTGTTTGATAAGTACAATTGTGTTATAAATGGAGACGTTATGACTGCAACTGCCTTTACTCAAGGTGCAAAGTGGATTCAAGACAAGCTTTATATTGAACTTAAGAAAGATATTATTCGGGAAAGTATGCCCGGACCGGATACAGAAGGGTTGATGCACACTAATGAGTTCCTTAAACGATTCGCTGTTTGATTGGGAAAAAGATTACGTTAACCTAAGGTTTCAATTTCTAGATGATGGAGATGTAGAGTTCCTTTCTGCAAAAAGTCCTCAGTTTGAGAAGTTTAATAAGGTTGGTTGCCCAACTTGTTCTGACAACAGTTGTGGTGAGTGTAAAACACAACTCCAACTCTATAAGCACTATTTAAAGGCAGGCATTGGTTTAAACTATCAAAGGTTAGGCTGGGATGATTTCCATGGTGATGATAAGGCACTTGAACTTGCTAAGATTTACCTTGGTAAGAATAAAGAGTTTGTCAAAGGTGGTATGGGCATTATGTATCACGGAACCTGGGGAACCGGTAAGACTTTGTTGACCAGTCTTATGGCAAAAGAGCTAGTAAAGTTAGGTTATAGTGTTTACTTTGCTACTTTTACTCAAATGGTAGATGAGTTTACTAGAGGTTGGGGTAGTAATGAAGACAAGGCAAGATTTGAAGCTAAAGTGGTTAAGAGTGACATTTTCTTTCTTGATGATGTTGGAAAAGAATTTAGAACAAAAAACAATTTGTCTGAAGCCACTTTTGACCATGTACTTAGACAACGTGCTCTAGATAACAGGCCAACTTTTATTACCACAAATATGGATGAGAAGGACCTTGCAGAAGGTTATGGTAGTGCTATATTTTCTCTCTTGAAAGAGCGAATGATTGTCCATAAAATGGAAGGTAACGACTATCGTGAATTTGCTAGAGATAGAACATTAGATGAAATTGCAGACGGAACAGTTAGAAAGATTAGATAGTGGACATTGAAAAGGCCTTTGTGCCGCATTTCACAAAGTTAGAAAGCATTAAAGTAATTTGGGATAAAGGAGTAAGAGGTGAACACTTTTTTGACGATGGTGTTCGTGAACTCTTTGAATATTCTATAGAATACTACATCAAGAGTGAGTTCAAGCAAACTATTACAAGAGAGTTCTTGGAAGAAAAGTTTTCTGACTACTTTGTTAAGAATGAATGGCCAGACGGTGAATACCTTGTAGTTGTATTGATTGAGGAATTACTCACTAAGTATCGCAAGACAACCACTCAGAATGTCCTTTTAAAAGCAGCACATGAACTAGATACTGACCCAGAGGCCGGTATTACAATGGCACTTAATAATCTGACAAAGATTCAAAGTGACACATCAACTCGTGAACGCATTGAAATTTACGGTGAGGGTTATGAACGCCGTACTAATGAGTATGTAGATAATCAGTTGAACAATAACAAAACTAAGCAAGGTATTTACCTTGGTTGGGATGAATTAAATAACCACACCTACGGTATTCAAAAGGGTGAACTTGCTGTAGTTGTTGGTATTCCTAATGTTGGTAAGTCATGGATTGGTTCTCACATTGCACTTGAAGCTGCTAAGCGTAAAAACAAAGTTTACTTTGCATCACTTGAACTCCGTAAAGAACTAACTCTTATGAGACTTGACTGCCTTGCAAGTGGTGTACCTTACTCAAGATATGAACGTGGTGAATTAACACCTGCTGAGTTAAAGCGACTAAAAGAAGCAAGAGAAGAAATTATGGAATATGGTGAGTATCTATTGATTGACTCACCAAGTCGTAAGAGTGAAAGAACAGTTCTTGAACTTTACTCTAAAGCAAAGCATTGGGGTGCAGATCTAATTGTTGGTGACCAATTGTCTTGGTTGACCAATGAGAAGAACTACGGTACAGCAAGTAACTTTCAAACATTGCAGATGGCAGAAGTAATTACAGATGTTGCTAGTATTAACCGTGAAATGGGGATGGCAAGTGTTTGGTTGGCACAGTTTAACCGTGAAGCAATGAAGGGTAAGCAAAAGCGAGGAGACCTTGGTCAAATTGGACTTTCATCACAAATTGAACAAATTGTTGACTGGGCCTTTGGTATTGGTGCAACTAAAGAAATGAAGTCACAAGAAGCACTAATCTTTGACATTATGAAAAGTCGTAGAAGTAACTTGAAGAGTTGGATGATGGGCTTTGAACTAAAGGACCGCACCAAGTTGGAGTTTGTAAGAGAGTTCGAAGACGAATAATGCAAAAGTTAAGCGATGTTTTTAGAGGACTTGATGCCGAAGGTGTACTAAGAGACCTTTTAAATGTACATGAAATTACAGAAATGGGTGATGAGTTAATCCATTCATGCAGGTTGCCTTTTGGTATGCACAAGAATGGTGATGCTAATCCAAGTGCAAGTCTTAATAAAAAAGATCTTGTCTTTAATTGTTTTACTTGTGGTGGTGGAAGTATTGTCTGGTTGGTTCAGAATGTTATGGACATTGACCGTGATAGTGCTCTTGCAGAACTAAAAAATTATGCTAGTGGCTTAAAAGTAATACCAATAGAAGAGTTTATGGATAAGTTGAATAAACTCTTTACAGATGAAGAAACAAAGAGATATGAAATACCAATTTACAATGAAAAGATTCTTAATCGCTGGACTTGCACTACTGACTACCTTACTTCTAGGGGAGTTAGTGAAGAAGTTCAAAGGCAAATGCAAACAGGATTGGATAGAGGTAGGCTGGAGTATCGTAAATCAATCACTGGGCAGGATACTGTCCATGTTAGTAGAGTAGTATTGCCTCACTTTATCAATGGGAAACTGGTTGGTTGGGTAGCAAGAAAAGTTGAGGAAATTAATGGAGTCAGTAAATATAAGAACTCTAAAGGTTTCCCAAGGCAGTATTCACTATACAACCAAGACAATGTTAAAGGTATGAAATCTATCTATGTAGTAGAAAGCCCTATGAGTGTTCTTGTACTTAAGAGTCGTGGCATTGAAAATGTAGTTGCAACCTTTGGTGCAAAGTTCTCAGAACCTCAAGTAGAATTACTAAGAAACTTTAAAGAAGTTACAGTGTTCATGGATGGGGATGCCCCAGGTAGAAGTGCTTCTGTCAATTTAATTAAGGCGCTAAGTAACTATACTAATGTAAAGGTCATTGATACTCCCGAAGGAGAAGACCCAGCAAGTCTAGATAAAATACCACCAAGTGTAGGTCACTTCATTTATGAACTTTCTAAATGTGGTTGATTTTTTACTAACTGGTATATAAACTAGTAAATGTAGTAAACCAAAAAACCAAAAAAATAAACCAAAAAGGATACTAAAATGGCACTAAAAAAAGGTATGGAAGCAGTCAAGGAAAGCCTCGAGCGTTCCCAGCGTAGTGCTTCTCAATCATCAACAACATACACAGAAACTAACTGGTTCTACTGGAAGGCCGGAGAGACAAAAGCAATCCGCTTCCTCACAGATGCTAATGACATCTTTGTTGTACCAGTACACGAAAACGTTCCTGTCCATGACGGAAAGAACAAGACATTCGTTTGTCGTAAGGCTTTTGAATCTTCTTGTGAACTATGTGACAACAAAGTTTACCGCCGTGATGTAGGTTATGGTGTTGCAGTCCTTCGTGAAGAAGTTTACGAAGAAGTAAATGGTCAGAAGAAGTTGACCGGTTACCGTGACGTAACTAGCAACTATGAGGTAGAAGAGAACGGTAAGACTGTTCTTAAGAAGAAGCCTTATGTTGGTATTGTCTCACAAGGTATGCGTAACTTCTGGAACCAGATTGCTGTTATCTCAGAAAAGTATGGTTCACTTCGTGACCGTGAAATTGAGATTATGCGCCAAGGTGCAGGTACAGACACAACCTACATGGCATTTGCACTTGACAAGAAAGAAATCGAGAACATTGAAACTCGTTATTCTAAGTTTGTCCCAGACATTGAAGCATTCTTGAACCGTATTGGTAGTCAAGAATACTACGATGCACAACTCCGTGGTATTAAGCCTGAGTCAAAGGATGACTTCACGACAAGCACTACTTCAAACTCTACTGAAGATGAGTATGAGGACGAAGAGTACATTGAAATTGAAGAAGACACCACGGCTGACCGTTTGAAGGCAAAACTTCAAGGTTAGTAAATTCGGAGTCCCCGATGAGGTTAGGTCCGTTGTAGTTTACTACAACAACTTGATGAGGACTTGATTTCATCGGGGGTTTCCATTATAATTAGTGCAATACAAGTAAGGAGTAGAAGTGAGTACTTCTAAAAATAAAAAACTTGAAGTAGTATTAAAAGAGATTCAACAGATTCATGATACTAAGTCACAGGGTTACGGACTTCCGGGTAAACCATTTCATAACCTTGAAGAAGCAGGACGATTGGTAAATATTCCTTCTTGGGTTGCTGCTATTTCTCGTGCCGGTGATAAGATGACTAGAATTAGTTCTCATCTACACAATAATAAAATTAAAGATGAGAAGTTGCGAGACAACTTAATTGACCTTGCAACCTATTGTGCCATTGCACTTGCACTTTACGATATTGAGGAATCAGATGACTGATAATTTAGTCCACCTTCATGTTCACACAGAACATTCTTTCCTTGACGGTTTGAGTACAGTAGAACAATTGGTATCTCGTGTAGTTGAACTTGGCCAAACAGCAGTTGCAATTACCGACCATGGTGAAGTATCAGGTCATTACAGATTTCAGAATGAATGTGACAAGCAAGGTATTAAACCCATCTTTGGTATGGAAGGTTACTTTTGTGATGACAGATTTGATAAATCTGGTAAGAAGGGTGAGAACTATGACCACATGACGGTCATTGCACTCAATCAAAAAGGACTAGAAAACCTTTGGGCATTAAGTAGTAGAGCGTATATTGAAGGTAGTTATTATGGTAATCCTCGCTTTGACTGGGAACTACTTAATGAGTACAAAGAAGGATTAATGATTACCGGTGGTTGCATGGGTGGTTGTGTTGGAAAGTTCCTTCATGGTACAACTCGTAATTATGAAAAAGCAGTAGAAAGAATTTCAAGACTTCAAGCAATGTTTGGTGATGATTTCTATTTAGAGTTGCACACTTACTTAAGTGATGAAAGTATTCTTTGGAACAAAAAAGTTGCAGAGATTGCAAATGACTTCTCAGTACCACTACTTGCTGTTAGTGATGCACATTATTCTAAACCAGATGATTGGTATGCCCACGAACTAATGACCGCAGTTCAAATGGGTAAGCACATGGATGACCCAGAAAGATTCTCATACGGTCCTAATCAACTTTGCATTTTTAGTGAAGCAGAAACTCGTGAAAGACTAAATTATCTACCAGCATCAGTTGTTGACCAAGCAATTAAGAATACAACTGTAATTGGTGAAAAGGCAAATGCAAGAATGCCAGAGGCAAAGACAATGCCTGTTTTCCTTGCAACACCTGAACAAGATGAAAGAAAACTAGAAAAGAATGTTGAAGAAGGCTTTCAACGTAAGGTTCTTCCATATATTAAAGAAGAAGAATTACCAGTTTATAGAGAACGACTTCGTTATGAAACTGAACTAATTAACAAAAAAGGTTATGCAGGTTACTTCTTAATGGTTCAAGACATTATTGTTTGGAGTAAGAATGAAGGGCACCTTGTTGGTCCTAGTCGTGGTTCTGTAGGTGGTAGTCTACTTGCTTTCTGTTTGGACATTACTGAAGTAGAACCAATTAAGGCAGACCTTTTGTTTGAACGTTTTCTTGACCCAGAACGTGACTCAATGCCTGATATTGATATTGACTTCCCTAGAGTTGAACGTCACTTAGTACGTGAGTATCTAGAAGATAAATATGGTAAGTTTAATATCTCAAGTGTAGGGACACTTAACACTTTGGGTGTAAAACAAACCCTTCGTGACCTTTGTCGTGGTTTGAATATTAGTAAAGCAGAATCTGACCAGATTTGCAATGTTGTTGAAGACCAGTGGAACAGAGAATTCATGGGTCAGGGCAATGAGTGGGATAAGATTGAAAAATACTATATCAAAGAGTTTGCTCCTTGGAAAAAGAAATATCCTAAGTTGTTTGAAATGATGCCAGAATTCCTTGACCACATTAGGCATGCATCAGCACACGCTGCTGGTGTAGTAGTGTCAAAAGAGTCATTAATTGGTAGACTTCCTCTTCGTTTTAAGAATGATGATATTAGAACACAGTTTGACAAATGGGATGTTGAAGAACTAGGTTTTGTAAAGATTGACGTTTTGGGGCTTCGTACACTAAGTACGTTGATGGCTGCTTTTAATCTAATCAAAGAAAACCATGGTGAAGATGTTCTTCCTCACTTCTATGAATGGCAATATAGTTGGGATAAGTTTTATGATGACCCAGCAGTATGGGGAAGTATTTGTGCCGGTCATAACATGGGTATCTTTCAACTTGAAACAAACAACCTTCAAGGACTTGTAAAGAGATTTAATCCTAAAGACATTGAAGATCTAACAACAATGATTGCTGTATGTCGACCAGGTATTACTCGTACAACTGACCCAGAAACTGGTTTGAACCTTCTTGAACTGTACCTTCAAAAGAAGGACGGTAAGCGTAAGGTTACATATAAACACCCAAACATTGAAAAAGTCCTTGGTTCAACCTTTGGTAACTTTATTTACCAAGAACAAATTATGCAGATGTGTGTAGAACTTGCTGGATATTCACTTGGTGAAACTGACCGTGTTCGCCGTATCATGGGTAAGCAGCAGTTAGACAAGATGAAGAAAGAAAAGGTTAACTTTGTTGCCGGATGTTTGAAGCAAGGTGTTAGTGAAGATATAGCATCTAGTGTCTTTAACGAAATGATTGCCTTCGGTACCTATGGTTATAACAAGAGTCACTCCTGGGGATATGCATTGATTTCCTACTGGTGTGCCTACTTAAAGCATTACTATCCAAAAGAGTATATGGCAGCATTGTTCCGCACAAATCCTGAGATGACCGTTATGTACACTCGGGAATGTAGGAGAATGGGAATTCCTGTACTAGGACCAGACATCTATGAATCTGGTGCAAGGTTTACTTTGACAAAAAGTGGTTCAATTAGATATGGACTTGCAAGTGTTAAGTATGTATCTGGTGGTGCAACTGACCTTGCTAAGATTGGTCCTTTTACTAACATGGAAGATTTTGTTGCAAAAGTTCCAAGTAAAAAGATTAATAAAAGAGCAGCAATTTCAATGATTAAGTGTGGTGTCTTTGATTCCATGTGTGGTGACTCAAAGTCTGCCCTTTATCAATATTTTAAGGCTCGTAAAGACTTTAAGAACATTGACGGTCAATGTCAAGATACTTGTGAGTTTTGTCATGGTAGTATCCCTGCCTTTGATTGTTACGCTGACCTACAAGAAAAAATTCAAGATAGAGTACTTCATGAACGTGAATTACTTGGTAGTTTGATTACTGCTGACCCACTAGGTGCATATAGAGATATTATTCAAGAAGAAGCAAACTATCCTGGTGAGTCAAAAATGTTTAAGGGTGAAAAGGCAATGCTTGGAGGTACCATTACTAGAGTTAAGCACCTAGTAACAAAGAGTGGTAAGAATCCTGGTTCTGCAATGTGCCAATTTTGGGTTGAGCTTCCTATTGATGAACAAATACTTGACTATGATGAATTGGACGAATTAGAAGGAGAAGTAGAGATTAAGTCTTCCAATGATGATAGTGTCCAGATTGTTTCTTTCCCTGACTCATTTTCTAAGTTGGGTGAAAAGATTGAAGTAGGAAGCCCTGTATTAGTTCAGGTAGAAAAGATGGACGGCGGTTTAAGTCTAAGAAATATTTATAGATTAGATCTTTTGAAGGAGAGTGCATGATGCAAGATACACTAGACCACATTTGCCTTTGTGGACACTACATTGAAGACCATGATATAATTGATGATATTTCAATGTGCTATAAGTGCCACTGTTCTTTTTGGCAACCATTAGATTTTGGATTAGATTATGACCTTTAAACACTTTTGCCATGTTTGTAATGTTAACTTTCATCGTGCAGTAGATTTTATTCTTCATAAGCATGAAGAAGTAAAGCCAATTGTAGAAACTTTTGTAGGAGATAAAGATGGAAAAGCCGACTGAGTGGGAAACAGCAGAGTGCAAAAACTGTTATAGTAAACTTGGTTTAACTAGAGAAATTATTTTAAGTAAAAGTGGAACATGGGTTCACAACAATCCAATTAATTATGACTTAAAATGTCATATCTGGGAACCATATGTTGCAGAACCTAGGGAAAAGGAGTAGTATGGCTGGTTATGAATATATTGAGATTGAAGTAACACAAAAACTTTACAATTCTATTCAAGCAATTGCAAAAAGTTATGGTGTAGATGTTAAGGTATTTATTGAAGATAGATTAGAGGAACTTTATGGCTAGAGATGCTATTGATAAACTTATTGCAGATTTGAACAAATTTACACCTGCTGGTTCAAATAAACCTATTGCTATGAGAGGCAATAGTATTGAGAAGATTAATGCTATCCCTACTTTCTCCCCTGCACTTGACTATCTACTTGCTGTAGGCGGTTGGCCTGAAGGTAAAATGATTGAACTCTTTGGTAAGGAACACTCAGGTAAAAGTTCATTTGCTTTAATGGCATTGAAGGACTGCTATGACTATTACAAGGGTGAAAAGTTGGTCGCCTATATTGACTTGGAACATCGTTTTAATCCTGATTGGGCAGAAAAGTTGGGCCTAAAAGTTGATGAGAGTTTGATTGTAGTTCAACCACCAGATGCAGAAACTGGAACTGACATTATGGTAGAATTAATTAAGAGTAAAGAGATTTGTGCCATTGTTTGGGACTCAACAGGTGCTGCTGCTACAAAGCACAGCATGCAACAACTAACTGACAAGAACGACAAGATGGGTGGCAATGCTGCTGTAATGAAGCGTAATGTCCAGACAGTTGCTCCACTTGCCAACCTTTATGATGTTACTGTATTTTACTTAAATCAACTTCGTGATGATATGGATGGATATAACCGTCCTATGACTCCTGGTGGTCACGCAGTAAAGCATGCTATGTCTGTTCGTATCTATCTTCGCCCAGGTACAGACAAATACTTTGATAAGGTTGACGGAGAAACTGTACAAGTTGGATTCCCAATTGTTATGAAGACAGTTAAAAATTCATATGGTCCTCCACTCCGTGAAGGTTGGACTGATTTCTACAACCAACCAAATAGTAATCTTGACCATGCAGGTATTGATACTCGTAGAGATCTTGCCCGTATGGGTATTTTACTTGGTGTTGCCCAAAGAGCAGGTGCATGGTTTAATTGGAAAGATGTTAAAGCACAAGGTCGTGACTCTTTCTTTGAAGAAATTTGGTCCCGTGGATTGGGAGAAGAGTTTGCAAAAGAAATCTCAAAGGCAATTGAAATGGGCAAAGGTGCTAGTCAAACGGTAGTTGAGAATGATGACTTCTTTGGTCGTCCAGTAACAAGTGACAGTGCAGATATTAACGATAGCGAGGTATAAGATGAATGTTGGAGATAAAGTAGTATTGATTGATGCTGTAGGAACAATTGTTGGTGTTAGTACCAATGGTTTCCCTGTAGTAGAATTTGAAGTTCTTGGTGGTTCTACTTATGATGAGTATGACCCTTCCGAACTACTACCAGTCGAACTCCCGGTTCCTAATGAGGAATTAAATCCAGACAAAGAAAAAGAGTAATGGGTGCTTTCCAAAAAAAGATGGCTGACAGACATGAGAATGAAATAGCAGAAATTTGGCCAGAAGCAAGCAAGACAATTGCTAGTGGTGCTAAGTTTGAAAAAGGTGACCTCAAGACCAATGAGGTTGAACAAATTTCATTTGTTGTAGAGTGTAAGTGTACACAGAATGTTAGTTATTCTATAACTGAAAAAGTATGGAATGAAGTAAAAGAACACTCTCAAAATAGAAGTTGGACATCAAGGCCTGCATTATGTATTAGGTTGTACGGTAAAACAGAAGAAGAAACTTCATGGGGTGGGAAAAGAACAAACACACCAGAACAATTGCCTGTTGAATTAGACTTGGTAGTTTTAGATTTAAATGATTTTCTAGAGTTTTATGAACAATACCTAGAATTAAAAAGCAAACAAGAAAAGGAATCTTAATGTCGTTTCAGGCTTTAGAAGACAAAGTAATTATTAAAGTTGCAATAGTAGAAGAAAAGACTGAAAGTGGACTTTTTATTCCAGATACAGCAACTGCAGTTCCAGATACAGGTGTTGTGGTTGCAGTTGGTCCAGGTCGTATTTCTTCTAACGGTACATTGATTCCAGCAACCGTTAAGGTTGGGGACAAGGTCATTTTTGAACAACGTGCTGCTCAAAGACTTGAGATTGAAGAAGAAGAATACTTGGTTTTCTTAAATGACCACATTCTTGCAATTGTGGAGGATTAAATGTGGTCCTGGGTACTAGCAATTGTCGGTTCGTTAGGTATCTACGTAGTAGGTAAAAAGAATGTGTTCGGTTGGTTCATCCTAATGTTGAGTGAAACACTTTGGACTATCTATGCTTTTGTTACTCATCAGTATGGATTTCTTTTTGCTGTAGTATTGTATTCATTTGCTTATATTAAAAGTTATTTACGTTGGAGGAAAGATGCTAGCAAATAGATTTTTAGATTTGGTTTTTATGGTTTTAGGTACTATAATTGTAACTAAGATTACAATGGGAAAGATGAAGAAGTGAAAAAGTACACACTAGAACTAACTGTAGAAGAGTTAGATTATCTGGATAATTTTATCCATGAACATGCCACCGCAGAAGACATGTACGATGTTGGTACCTTTAAGACCACTGTCTTTTCTAAAGTTTGTGACCTTTGTGAGTTTGCACTAGACGAAGGTGAGAAGCCAGTTGAGCTTTCTTGAACGCACACTAGCAGCATATCAAAATCAAGAACCTATAACTCCATACTTGGAGCAGGCTTTGATGAAAGGTGATTTTGTCCCTGATGAATATCCTGTAAAAATCTTTAACTATCCTAGAGAGTTTGACAACATGTATCACCCCTCAAGTGACATTGAGGCGGGAGAGTTGCAATTGTATTATAAGTTCCATCCAGAATTGAGGCTACAATGTCAAGAAGAAAGAATATCTCCAACACTAGCAATGACCTTTCAAGTGGGTTCAGCTTTTCACAGTATTATACAGAACATGTTAATTCACTTGGGTTTGACTTCTCTGGAAAAAGTAGAAGTAAAGTTCAAAAACGAAGAAAGAATGATAGCAGGGGCAGTAGACGTCTTGGAGTTAACTACTCCAGATGGAGAAAAGTTTTTAGTAGATATAAAAAGCACTAACCGTATTCCCAACGAGGCTAGTCAACAATATTCTATGCAGTTGAGAGTATACCAAGATAATTGCCCAGGTGCACCAGATAGAATGGCACTATTGTTTATTGAAAAAGCATATCCTCACAAGATTAAAACCATTGAAGTCACTAAAGACCAAAAGTCACTAGATACACTTTATGCAAAGTGGTCTAAGGTTAGAGTTGCTATTGGGAAAAATAGTACAGATGGTTTAAAGCACTGTTGCAGTGGTCCAACAGATGAAAAGTTTATGTCTTGTCCAGCAAGAAAAATCTGTGAGTATTGGAATAAATAATGACAACGCCTCAAAAAGCCAAAGGTTCCCAATGGGAAAGAGATGTAGCAAAATACTTCAATGAACGTGGGTATCTTGAGGTGGAGAGGCGTTACGGTGCAGGGAATACACTTGATAAAGGTGATATTAATGGAGTCAAAGACACTGTAGTTGAGGCCAAAAATTGGGCTAAGATTTCGCTAGCCACCATTATGGATGAAACTCTTGTTGAACAAAAGAATGCCAAGAAACGTTTTGGTATTGCTGTAATTAAACGTAGAAATAAGAATGTTAAAGATGCTTATGTTGTTATGACACTAGAGCAATTTGTTGACATTTATGCCTTGTTTCACAAGTAACACCACAAAATTCAAGAAAATATGATAAATTATTATTAGGTTTGTTTAGAGAGGACAGTAATGAGTGGGATTAGAAAAGGACTTGAAGAACTCAAGCAACCTTCTCTTGGTCTAGAACATGAGCGTGAGAAGGAATACCTTCACAACTTTACTGTCCGTGCCTTTACTTGGGAAAGTAGACCTGAAGAACTTGGTGCATTAAATCAAATTGATACTTTGGTTGATGAGTTCATGAAGGAATACCTTCGCCCAGCAGAAATAATCATTGCTAGATTTAATAGTGACATTCCAATGAGTGACACAGAAGCAGACAGATTGTTCCTAAACCTTCAAAGTGCAATTGTTGCCATTGAAGATGAAGTAACACGCAGATATCTTAAGGCACAGTTTTCCTATTATAACTGGGATGACCGTTATTGGGAAGAATACCGTAAACCTGTTTCTGGTACAACTAATGACCGTGAGGCTCGTGCTAGAATGGAAACAAAAGATGACCGTTACTTCTATTTTGTTCAGTATGCTGCTTGGAGAATTATCAATGACAAGGTGCAAAGTCTAAAAGCAACCCAAAGATATATCCAAAATCAAATTTACAGGAGAGGCTAATGGAAGACGATAAGCCTCAAAGAAGGTCTAGAAAACAAGAAGTCATTAAAGGTAAGATGACTTGGCAGGTTCTTGAAAGACTGTTGAATAATTATTGGGAATGGCGTGAAGCATACAGGGTAAGCGGTAATCCTGAACTTCAATTACTAAATGGTGTAACAGTTAATATTCATGATGTTTTAAAGGGTATTGATAAATTACCACCAAGACAAAAGCAAGCAGTTGTACTTTCTTGTCTTGAAAACAGAAAAGAAGTTGACGTTGCAAAAATTATGGGTTTCACAAAATGGTCAAGTCCTGTAGGCATGTATAAACGTAGGGCATTAAAGAATCTTTGTGACACATTATGGGCAGAGGATATTGACTGATGAATACTCCAGAAGAACTAAATAAGATTATTGAAGAAAATAACATTAAGTTGCCAAAGCATTGGGATGAATTTACTTGGGAACAAAAGATTGATTTTGTAACTCACAGGATTCTAATTAATGCTAGGACTTCTACAAAGCACTCTGACATGAAAGAAGAAGGTTGGTTGAGTAATTACCAACTTGAAAGAAGAAGACGTAGGGAAGTCCTTTCAAAGTTTGGTAGTTGGGATGAGATACCGCCAAAGAAAGGAACTTTTGGTCGTTCCTATAATCCTGATTCAAAGGAACAGTAAATGGGTGAAGAACTAGAACCTATCAAGAAAGATTATAGAGACCTTGATAGAATAACACCAGCAACTGAAGAATTGCTCAGTGAAAATATTGATGGTGAGATTTTTCTTTATAGAGCAATTCCCCAATGCAAAGTTTGTAGTAGTGGTGATGAGATTCGAAGGTATGTTGATGACCTTCTACTGTACCCAAAAGGATATAAAGAAATCCTTAGAACTATTCAACCATTAGAAGAAAAACTAGGTGTTGAACCTGAAGATAGAATTTCATACAGTAGTATCAGAACACACTACCGCAATCATCTACCACTTGATAAAAAGCAAGTTCGTGAAGTAATTGAACGTAAGGCCAATAAGAATAACACAAGTATCATTGATGCAGACGGCACACTACTTACACCTGAAGCATTTTATGAAGTAATTGTTGCTAAGGGTTTTGAAGACATTGTAAGTGGTGCAGCAAGGCCTACACTAAGTCAAACTTTCCAAGCAATGGGTATTCTTCAAAGAATGGAAGAGAAGGAAAAGCAAGGTTACAAACCTGAAGTCCTTGTTAACCAACTAAATATTATTCTTCAAGCAATTAGAGATGTTCTGCCTGTAGAATGGCGTGAAAAGGTCTTCGATAAAATTCAACTTTATAGTGAAGAACAGCAAAAACTTCCAACTACAATGGAACTTGCAGAAGCACAAGAATATATTGATGACGACTTAATGTAGTTGATTTTTTTCAACTCTTAATATATCATTTAGTATCTAACTAAGGAGTAAGATGTTAACAATTAAAGAACTAAAAGATTCTATTGACAAACTAACACCAAAATATGTTCCTGTAACAATCGGTGAATTTGAGTATGTGCCATCACTTGGTAATGAACTTGATGGTGATGGACTTCTTCGTAAGTCAACCGGTGAACTTCTTGGTTTTGCAGATGATACTGCTTTTGGTAACTTTACAACATTTATTGGTGCACCTGGTAAGTTCCTAATGAAGTTGCAACCAGAGATGCGTAAATCAGTTGTTGACTATATGATTCAAAAGAGTCACGAAGTTGAAGGAACTGTTACTCTTCAAGACAATCAATTGTTAAATGTCTTTAAGGCAGACCAACTGTTGCTACCACCAGACAAAGTCCTTACTACTGTTTCTTCATTGTTCCAAGATGATGATGTTGTTTCTCAATTGGATTTCAGAACAGGCCTTGTAATGAACATTCGTACAGGTCAAGTAGAAACTGCTGTTAAAGCAGGAGATATCACTCAAGGTGGTATTCGTTTTGACACAACTCACGGAAAGAGTCCAGAAGTCAGTGCTTATATGGAGCGTCTAGTTTGCTCAAATGGAATGGTAGCAACCAGTGACCTAGATAAGATTCCAGTTCGTGGATACACACTTGCAGAAGTTCTCAATAGTATGCAACATATTGCAGACCACTACTTGAACACCACAGTTCCACGTTTCTTGGAAAACTGGAAGAAGTTGACCAGTGTTCGTAGTTCTAACCCTGAGCAGTTGATTCACCGACTAGCCAAGGAAAATGACCTTTCACCTAAGATTGAGACTAGAATTATTGAAGCAGCAGCTAGTCTAGATGATAGTAGTTACTATGACGTAATCAATCTAATCACCAGTTTTCAACATGCAGAAGGCGTTGATTCCAAGCAAATTAACAAGTTGCAAACACTTGGTGGTAATGCAGTTCGTGATATGGGCGGTCACCGTTGTGTGAACTGCCAGCATAATCTAGACATTTAAGTTTGTCGGACAGGTTGCACCTGGGTATGTGTATAAACTGCCCCCTTCTAACATTGTAAAACCCCTTAGAATTTATTAAAGAAATGTACTACTAAGGGTAAATATGACCAAAACTTTCAACTCATCTGGTATAAAGATATCAAGCGAGAATATCCCTGACTTAAATAAGAGGTGTACTGGTGGTAACTGTAAAGTTTGTGACTACTTTGATAAAGAGTTAGACCGCAATCGGAACTTAAGAAACGATAAGTCTCGCCCAGGTGGTAAACCAATGACCCCAGGAGAACTTCAAGAAAGTACTGCTAATTCAAGTGCTTTATTAAAACTTTGGAATAATCATATTAGGTGGGATGAGCCTTGCACTGGTGAGGGTTGTAATACTTGTAAATATATTTCAAAAGAAAATAAAAAAGTACCAGAGTCTGCTAAACACCAGAACTCTAGAGAACCAAAGATTAGTTTCTTTCCTATGAACTTCGGTGTCCCTAGGATTGTTCCAGATGAGTCACACCCAACAGGAATTATTGGTGAAGATCCTCACTCTCACTATACTGAAACTACTTCTTTTGTAACTGATAACCCCCTTCACTCTTGTGAACGTTGTATGCCAACATGCAGACGTTGTGGAACAAGAGACACAGCAGCAAGAATTAAAGATGGTGAACACATTCCTGAATATCAATCAGAGTGCAGAAGAAGAGAACGTGGTTTAGGCTCTATACCACTTTATAACTAAGTATAAAAATGAATTGGAATACTCGTTACTCTAGTGATAAACCTTGGGATGAAAAAGATCCAGACGGTGGTAAGCACCACAAACTAAGTCCAGAACAAAAAGCAAAGGCAAAAGCTCGTGCAAAGGCGCACGGTCGTCCATATCCAAATTGGATTGATAATGCTTGGGCCTCTAAACACTAAGGATAACTAATGTCATTCAATGAAAGATTCGCTAAAGAAGAAAAGAAGACATTCACACCACCAGAAGGTGTACAATCTGCTGCTCGTAAAGCATTAAAGTGGATTGAAGAAGGTCACGCAGGTAGTGGGTTCACTGGTGTTGGTCGTGGACGTGCTCACCAACTTGCTAATGGTGAAGCAGTTAGTTTATCAACTATCAAGCGTATGCACTCATTCTTCTCACGTCACCGTGTAGATAAGCAAGGCAAAGACTGGAATAAGCCAAGTCCAGGTAAAGTTGCATGGTACGCATGGGGTGGAGATGCTGGTGCATCATGGGCAAAGAGTATTGCAGAAAAGCATGACGGTAAGAAAAAAGAAGCAGGAATTGCAGAACACCTTCAGTTCCTTCCAGAGATTGCTAAAGGTGTAGGTCACGTTATTCAAAATACTTTTATGGAGCCTGAAAATGCTGTTAAAAGTGTAGGCCATTTTGTTAATGAACTTGCTACAGGTCAAGGTTCTACTCCTACTCCTAAGGATAACTACTATGGAACTTCTCCTTTTCACTTGACAAAAACAGAAGAAGGTGCCCCAGGCGCAGCCTATTTGATTAATAAGGGTATGGATGCAGTTAAAGGTTTAATGCCTAAGGGTAGAAATTCTTCTACATTTAGTTATAATTCAAAGAATGCTGGCTTTCAAGATGAAAAAAATAAATTTACATATTATGAAAAGCCTGAAGCATTTTCAACCTACTCAGGTCCATCTTTGAATCAATGTGGTAGATGTGGTATTGACATAAATAGAGGTAGTAAACTATTTACAAATAGGAATTTTGGTAGAATCTGTCCTGATTGTAGAGATGTTTTAACAGCAAAACCTGAAGAAGAATAAACTATAATATATAGTTATATCTCTAAGAAAGGTTACTAATGGCTTTTGATAAATTAAATATCCCAAAAGAAGGAATTGCACCTGAGGATGTTCCAAAGCTAACTGCACTTCAAGAAGCACAAATGGCTGCTTTCCAGGCAGAACAGAAGGCAGAACGTGAAGCAGACAAAGAAGTCCTTGAACTTCAAGAAGGTGAAATTGCTGCTGCTACTAAGATTATGCAGGAACTTTACCAAAAGTATTACTACCGTAAGGCAAGTTTCGATAATCTACTTTCATTAAAAGGTGAGGCAGAAGAAAAGTTTGCTGCTATTAATCTTCAAGTTGTTGTTGACTGGGTCATGCCAAGTATCAGTGTAAAACCAACACCGCCACAGATTACTATTGTTAATAGACTTAAGCAATTCGACCCAGAACAAAACCGTTATGAAGTCGGTAAGGGACTCGCTGATGATTACTACGATGCAAAGCGTGCCCAAATGAAAAAGAAGAATAAATTAATTATCCCAGGACAGTAAAGGAACATCATGAGAAAAGTATCTCGTTCAGAAGACAGTATTAATAACAACATTAAAGAAGTAATGGCAAAAGAAGCTGGAATTGCAGACATTCCACACAATATTGTAACCCACCTTCCCACACTAATTCCTACTGTTGCTGCTGAAGCAGGACTTTTAACCGGTCTGGTAAAAAATATTAAAAATAGAAATAAGACTGCCCCTAACCCTACCCCTGGAACTGATGAAGCATACAATGCTACTGGATTTATGTCACCTAGTCAAATACAAAACTACAAAAACAAAGATGCTGTTGAAAAAGATTCTTCTTTTGAAGAGCGTTATGCAACTGATGACCCACTAGCTTTTGCTCACAGTCTTCAGACGGCACCAAAACAGAAGGACCAAAATCAACCTATACTTGAGCCAAGTGAGGCTGTTGAAGGTGAAGGTATTGGTGCATTGGGAGAATTGGCAGCACTTTCTTCCAAAACTGCAGGTGCATGGCCTAGTGAAACTGACTGGGATGGTCACCTACACAACTTAGAAGAACTTCTTGCTGAAACTCAAAAGGGTGTAGGCTGGCACGCTGCTAAAGATGAAAAGAAGGAAATGAAGGCCCACGACAAGTTGGCAAAAGACCTTCAAAAAGTAATCGATGACATTAAAAAGGTCATGAAGTTCCCACCAGCAAAGACAGCAAGTGTAGAGTCAGATGACTGGCGTGATGACCACTCCAACCTAGATTCAGACTGGTAAGTCATGAACTTCGCAGAACGTTTTATCTATGACCACTTAAATGTTCGTCAAGCAGGTGTACTTGAATTTGCAGGACCATGCACTGGTAAAGGGTGCGATACCTGTATGCACTTCAATGAAAAGATTTCTGAATTAACTCAATCAAGTGAAACTAAAAAACCAAAGCCAAGTCAACTTGCAAAAGCAAAGCAACTAAGAAGTTTAAAAAAGAAACACAGAAGTGCTAGGACTGCTAGTAATTTAAGAAACTGCCCTTTTTGTGAAGGTTTTCATCCTATAACTGCTGCAGAATATTCTCTTGGAGATGAATCTAGGAGAGGGCTTCCAAGACCTACTATGAAGGTTGAAGATGGTGTTTCTAAAAGAGTAATAGATGAAAATTGGCCTGCTAAAGGAATGACGCATAAAAGAGTACCAATTCCTTTTGGGGATGTTCCAGGTGAGGATGGTCCCGAAACTGCCCGGAGTGGACCAAATGATAATCCAGAAGGAAAAGATGAATGTAGATGGTGCGGTGGGTTTATTACAGATCCTGGAGAGGCTGTAACTAAATGGAAAGAGACCAATGAATTATTTCATCCAGGGTGCCTTCGTTCATTAAGGACTTTCTGTAGTGGTGCTAGAAGAGCACCTGAAGATACATTTGAATCTGGTCCTTATAGTGAACTAAGAAAAAATGCAGAAGAAGAAACTGGTCTTTCATAATGGCAACAGGCGGAACTAGTAGGGTATCTAAAAAGGGTAATGACAATATCCTTAAGACCCAAAGTGACTTCTTTGAAATTGCTAAACAAGCACTTCAAACTACACCAGAGATTCCAGACATTGTTACTTTTGCTGAACACCCAAACTTTCTAGGTCGCAAACTTTATCCAAGACAACAAACTCTTTTAAGATTGATTAATCTTGAAACAGAACACATGACTGACTATGACCGTGAAGTCATTGATGAATGGTCTAAAAACTTTGATAAAAGTGGTGTTTCAATTGGTGTTTGCCCAGACATTTGGGATAGGGTAGAGTATCTAAAAGCAAACGGGTACAGTCACTTTCGTGAAGTAGTAAACATCACTGGTCGCCGTGGTGGTAAAGGTCACATCGGTGGAATCCAAGGTGCATATCTTAACTGGAAACTTTTGATGCTTGATGACCCACAGTGGTATTATGGTATTGATAAGTCAAAAGATATTTATCTTTTTACTGTTGCAACCAATATTGAACAGGCAAAGAAATATCAGTTTGCAGACCTTGCTAACACTATCCTTGATGCTCCATGCTTTCAACCATATGTTGCAACTGCTAATGAATACTTTGTTGCATTAAGAACTGCTAGTGATATTAGAAGAATTGCTGCTTTTGAAGCAAGAGGCATTCGACCAAACCGTTTGATTGCATCTGTTCGTAATATGGCAGTAACTTCCAACAGTAAATCAAGTCGTGGTGCTGCTGCTTTCTGTGTAATGTTTGACGAGTTTGCCCACATGCTTGTAGGAACTTCAGGACCAAGAACATCTGATGAAGTTTACAATGCTATCACACCTGCACTTGACCAGTTCCAAAAAGACGGTTTTATTTATATCCCAACATCTCCTTTTACAAAAGTTGGAAAGTGTTTTGAACTCTATCAAAATGCACTCCAATCTAATGAAGATGGAACACCTGCATTTCCTGACATGATGATGTGTCAGTTGCCTTCATGGGGTCCATATGAAGATTGGGATGACCCAAGTGCCACCGGTGGATTCCAATTTAGAAGTGCTCCTCAGACATATGATGAGGGTATGAAGCGTTTGGAAAAGCGTGAACCTGATTCCTTTAAGGTTGAGCGTCTTTCCCAATGGGCAGAAGTTACTGACGCATATCTTAATCCAAAAACTGTTGAAAGAATGTTTGAGCCTTTCATTGATGCAACTGGTGAACTTCGTGAACTTTACCAGATTAATCAAGGTACAATGGGATTCATTTACCGTGGTCACTGTGACCCTTCAAAATCTAATGCCAATACAGCCGCTATGATTTGCCACGTTGAACCAATTCCAGATCCAGAAGATGGAGAAATTTGGTTCCATGTTATTGTTGACTGGATTAAAGTTTGGGACCCACAAAACTATGATGAACACCAAATTGACTATGAAGAGATTGAAGAAGAACTTGTAGAAACAATTTCTAGATTCAATACACTAAAAGTATTCTCATTTGACCAATACGGTGCTTTTGTTACACTTCCACGTTTGAAGAAGCGCCTAAAGCAAATTGGTCACAAAGCACAAGTTCGTGAAGAACAGTTCCAAGACAGAAGTAATGACAAAAGAGCAGAACGCTTTAAGTCAGCACTTGGACAGAATTGGGTCCACAGTTTCAAAGATATCTATGGTCCTGATGGAACATGTCTACTTGAACAGGAATTGAAGTTCCTTCAAGAAATAAATGGACGTGTAAAGAAGCAAGATTTTGGTCCTATTCAAACAAAAGACCTTGCAGACTGTTTGATGGTTTGTGTTGACCAACTATTGGAAGATAACTTCATTAAGTTGGAGATGAGAGATAAACTTTCTGGAACAGATCTTGGTATTGGTGCACAAGGTGGATACCACACAGGAAGAGCACCTTCCTTTTCTCAATTGTCTGCAAGAGAAAAACTTTCTCGTTTTTCAGGTTCTAGAAATTCAAATCCATATAATGGTATGAGTCACAGGAGAGGTCGTTAATGGATAAGAAACAAGTTGGTATTGGCATCGGACCAAAAATTAAACCATCTGAACAAAAAAGAACTCCTGAAGAAGAGCATGACCTTCTTTACTCACGTTACATGGGCCTTAATGCTTTTAGAAACATGAAAAGAAGAACACCAAGCACGCCTGAACTTGAATCTGCTATGAAAGAAAAAGGTGTAGGCGGACTGGGTAAAGTTCAAACTAGATCTGAAGATGCAATGTTTCTTCAAGGAAATTGTTATGGTGATGAAAAAGCCAGAGAACAAGCATTTAGTCCTGACAAAGATGAACGTCAAGAGTTTATTAACAACAAATGTTCTACTTGCCCTATAAAGGGTGGATGTTTGAATTATGCACTAGAACACCCAAATGAGTCATTGGGAAGTCAAGGTGTATGGGGTGGTACACATCCAGAAGAACGTGCAGGTTACAGAAGGTCCTTACAAGAGGGGGATATAAATCCCTTAGATTCCCATTGGTTCCCCAAGTATCAGGAACCTTAGTCAAACCTTACTTTTATTCCTCAACCATTTTGTCTAGGAAAGAACCTAATACTTCTTTACTTGCGGTTAGTTGGTTGTTACTAGATTCAAGAACACCGACAAGGCCTTGTTCTTCTTCTAACTGAGCAAGGACTTCGTAAACGGGTCGGTTTAACAATTCGGATAGTTTTCGTAGTGCTGAACCTAGTACTAATGGATAATACCCTAGCATTTGTTCTAGTGAGTCTAAGATACTTTCACTAGAAATGATTGCACTCTCGTTAAGCATGTCATCTTCAAACTCAATACTCACTTTGAAAGCCCCTTAAGTTCCTTGCCTACAAAATAAACAACGGCACAGATGAATAGAAACTGCATAACAACTCCTTACTTGATTTATCAAGTATTATAATTACTTATGCAACAGAAATCAACCAGTACTAATAAAATAACTTGTATAATGGCCAGTAATTTTTAGAACCTAAAAAAGGGTCTGGGGCCAGTAATTTTTTGAACCCCAAAAAAAGGCCCTCCCCGAAGGGAGAGCCCAATGGTGGATACGAGAGGGTTCGAACCTCTATACAATGTTAGTGGAGTCCTGTGTAAGGGAATTGTGTTTTTCCAACTTAAACTACGTATCCTAGCAGGCAGTTTTAGACATACCCAGGTCTTATCTTACCACCAACTGTCGTAGTAGATTTCCATGTCTTGACCGATTGCCTTCATGGCATCATCAATAAACTTAAGGTCATCATCTATATCCTCTGGTCTACTTTCACCAAAGAAAAAACCTGTTGTTACTGGTAGTTCTTTACTTACTACAATTTCTTTTAATCTCATCAAATCTTGAAACGATACTCTAACTGGTGTACAGTTAAAAGTACCTTCACCACCCTTACTTTCATACAATTCTTCCATCCAACCCTGAAGGTCTGGGTGCTTACGCCATTGAGCAATAATAAACATACTTTGTTCATGTTCCTCTTGCTTAACTTTCCCAGAATCATTCCAATAAATGTAAGTATCTGTATTTTCTGGGTGTGGCATTACTGCAAATGCGTATTGGTCTAACCCCATACTTACTCCTTTGTATTATCTCTAATTGATGCTACTATACGTAATGCTTCTGCAAACCCTTGAGCAAATCCATTCTCAAAATCATCTTGCCTTGCCATTGCTAACTTAGTGTGATGACGAGTTTCATTACTAAGACGAAAGTATGCTTCATCTAACTTCTTACCCATTACTGTTCTCCTTCTTTATTTAGATTATTAAGTGCCCAGGCAAGCCTTTCTTGCTCATCCATACCGCCCCACCAACCAACCTCCATGTTACGGATGGCTTCAAGACGGCATGTATTAAGAACAGGACAATCTGTGCAAATTCTAACAAGTTTTTCTCTTATTTTATTTCCTGGAAGTTCTGAACCATAGACAAAATCATTAACATCTTTATCTCTACAGTTAGCAAAATCAAACCAACCAGACCTTGCAGGCTTAATTTTATCTGCAATTCTTTTTATCTTTACTTTACTGGTAGCCAAACTATCCCTTTCCTACTTTTGGTTGACCAAGGTCTACTGAACTAGCACTTGAAACACCTGACTCGTAACCTTGTCTGTCTTTCAAAGTTCTACTTGAAATTTTTATTCTATCAACAGATTCCCAAAATTCAAGTATTGAATGTTCTTTCTTTCTTAAAGCAAGAGCAAAATTGTCATTGCCATTAAAAATAGATTCTTGTTCAATTTGAAACTTTTTTGCTTCTCTTAATCTTTTACTTATTGTTGCTGCATACCCACCAAAAAAACTTTTCTTCCAAGAAGTTGTTGCTCCATTACTAGGTATATTCATTGCTGCCTTACTAAACATGTCTATAACCAAATAGTTATACATGACTAGAGTTAATTCTATGTCACTTTCATAACCATAGATAATAGCATAGTTAGAACCTCTGAGTACACGACAAAAGTTTTGCCTAGCAATAGAACCAAGCAATACACTCTTATCAATTACATAAGGCGGAACAATCTCAACCTTTCGGTTAGAAATTACTTCATCCTTACTCCTACCAAATAGATCTGTTTCTTCTACTTGATACTTTGTCATTAACTCTTGAGCTTTTTGTTGAAAGGCTTTTGCTTCTTCAACATACATTGTGCTGTTTGCTTTCTGAAGTAAACCTTCAACTTTTCTGATTACATCTTTGAGTTTCTGGTTACCCATCAATCTCCTTTCAACCTATCTCATCAGTATGAAGTTAGTTATTCTTCATAGACGCCCGAAGGCGTTTCGACTTATTATAATTCCTACTACCATCTACTATCTAATCTTGCCTCATAAGCAATCTCTGCACGTTCAATGTCATAATCGTCTACTTCATCATAGTCATCTGGTTCTGGATCTGGGTCAAGTTCATCATTTATTTCATCTGGATCATAATCTCTTTCATCATAACCACAAGAACCACCACAACCTGGCCAGTTACAACTAGCACACATACTTTCTCCTTTACTTAAAAGTTATTTTGAACCTTAACTTAAATGGTTTTGATTTTTTTACTTTAGCAATTTTTGGTAACTTAACAATACTAGATGTACTTGGTACCTTAAATGCTTTTGTAGCACTAGCACTTATTTGTTTCTTTCTAGTTGCACTCAAAGTTTTAGTTGCTGGTTTTCTACTAGGCTTTGGTGCAATCCTGTATGGCTTCTTATTTCTAGTTGCCATTATTCTTCTCCTATCATAGGTTGACCATATTCTTCTTCAAAGGCAAGTCTTACTAGTGGGTCATAACTAGCAATCTCTTTTTCTACTTCTGAAAACATATCTTGTACTGCTTCATCAAGGCAACATCTTAGATAGTTAACTTGTTCATCAGTCCAACCGATGACCATTTGTTCACTAATCCAACCTTCCCAGACGTAATCATCCATTAGATGACAACTCCTGAATACTTAAATACGAACTCTTCGTAAGCAATAGGTTCTTGTGACCATTCCCAAACAACGTCTTCTGAATTGTAATTTTCCCAGTCAACATTGTCATAGTTAATTTGTTGAATACCAACAGTTTTATCTAAGTGGTTAACAACAACTAACTTCCAAGTATCACCGTGAAGTTCAAAACCAATACCAAATCCAATATCACTTAAAACTTCATCTTTAATCATTTCACTAAAAATAATTCTATTTAGGTACTCTTTGTCATTCCATCTTCCCCGACCTCTATCTAATGCATCAGAGACATAATTTTCTAATGAAGTTGCACCCCAATGTGTATAGAAATACAAATTAGGACTTTCTGCATTATCTGTACCAATAATTTTTACTTGACCACGGTCTCCCATGATACCTCCTCTTTTATTTATTTTAATGTCTCACGACATAGTACCTAATTTAAGAATCGAACTTAAATTAAATCCACCAGGATTAGGTTACTTACTTCTAATAAGATAATAATGGAAAACCAAAATAGTCATCCAGACCTTCTACTGTACCACATGGTGAGCAAATGTCAGTCTTATTATCAACTCTAGACAAGGCAGGGTGTCCTGTCCATTCTTCTTTACAACGAGGACATACAAATGTCTTTTTTGTCATAACTCTCCTTTAGTTAAAACCAAATTCTTCAAATACTGCTGCTCTAGCATCACTAAGTTCTGTATTTAGTTCTTCAAGCAATGTATTACTAATACCATTGTCTGTACCAAACCATTCTGTTAGTAATTCACGAGTTACCTCTTCCATTATTACTCCTATGCTTTATTGTGCAACTCATTGTGAAAATGAGAAGCAGGAATTATTACCATGTCTAGGAATGACTGAGGAACTGAGGTACTGTAACCTTCACCATCTGCCATGCCTGTGATAACAACTGGACCAACAATGTATCCATTGTCTACTCCATGTTCTGCCTCCCAAAGTGCTTTAGCAAAGACATTTAATTCCATACCTAGAAGTAATCCTTCATCGTGGACCCAAAGGTCAAGGCCTAAGTTAGGAAGTGAGATACAATCAAATATTCCCCCAATTAGTTCTTTTAGTTTGTCTCCACATTCTTCAACTGGAAATTCAACAATATCCATCTTACCTTCTGGTGTTAGATGTACTGCTTTCATATTTTCTCCTTTGTTTTACCCTTAACGGGAGCACCCCATACAAGAATCGAACTTGTAAGAACACCATGTGGGGTTACCTACTAAAAACAAATGTCACAAGTGCAATGTTCCTTGCCACCAGATTCACATCTTAACTTAGCAAAATGAGGAGGCATTAAAGTTTCTCCTTTTTCTTTGCAATCTTGACAATACTTACAACCATCAATAAATACAGACACTACTCAACCTCCTGAAGTGAATACTTTTCTTCACATTGTGAACACATCTCCATACCCTCATCTGTAATTTCACCACATTCAAGGCATGACCAATTCATAATAAAACTCCTTACTTTTCTCTTAGTTCATTCAGATAATTTTCTGCTTGTGTAAATGACTCATCATCATGAACACTAACAATTGCTTCTTGGAACTGCTCCATTGCAGACTCATCAGTAGAAATTATCGTTGCTATATCTTTGATTCTTTGCAGTGTTTCTGAATGACTACTAGCATGCAAGTGATTAGTATCACCATATAGATGTTGCATCTCATGCCAAAGTACAGGCATTTGCTGCTCATCTGTAACAATAGCAACACCTTCTGCACCATGCTTCTCAGCAATGTGCCTTAAGACATCTGTATAACTTAGCATTTCATAAACCCCAGTATATACTTCTTTGTCTTGCATACTTCTCCTTATTGTCTGTCTCTTCAGATTGGGTAGACTATCTCCCAATGACCCCTCCCGGGGTTTCGACTAAAATCCTTTCCGTTCTTTAGACGCTTTTTCTATGTAACTACGTAGATGTGTTGGTTTAGAAACATACTTTTTCCTACGCAACATTTCAATAGCCTCTTCTACTTTGTATGCAGTTGTAATCTTGTGCTTAACTACAAGTCGAGCACAAAACATACTAATCTCTGAGTTACGGTTATCTTGTGAATTTGTAACTAAACCGTCACATACCCAAATGATTGGTTCTTTCCTAAGTCTACGCTTAATAGCATACTCAAGTGCAGGACCATCAACACCATTACCACCATTGTTGTATTGAACATCACTAAGTTTTTCTACTTGCTTACCTCTATCTGCTAGAATAAACAGATTGGGCTTCCCAGCAATACGACTGTTGTGACTGTAAGCCATAACAAGTGCACCAGGAGCAGCATCAAGAATACTTTGAATTTGCTCATTAGTTAATGACATTGAACCACTAACGTCAATAAGTACAACACCACCTTGGATTGGCATTTTCTGACCAAAAATCCTACGATGTGGATCTGTAAGCAAACGCTCTGGATAACGAATGTCAACACCAAACGCACCACCACGATACTTCCGAAGAAGTGACTTGGGGACAGTTTTGGTTAGTTTGACTGTATTATCAATCTTAAGCGGAGCAAAACCGATATTTGTTGACTCATTTACATCTGGGCCTTTGCCTGAACTTTCTTCAATGTCACTTGGTGAAAGCATGTACTTTTCTACAAGGTGACCAACAATAAAAGTGTGGTGAAAAGCAAATGGCATTTTAATTTCAACAACTTGTTTTGGTAGTAGGTAACTACATGGATCTGTATCAACAAGAGATTTTAAGGATGTCCTTTCGGTTACATACTTAGTAACTTCATTGCTCATTTCCCTAAGCACTTTGGCCCATTCCTCATTGTTTCGGCGAACGCCTACCAATAAAGAATTGAATGCCTTAGTGCCTACAAGTGATAAACCATAACACACAAGAATGTTCCAAGCACTGCCTGTACCATCTTCTGCTAAACGCTCACCCAATGATTTTTCTGAACCAGTCTTGAGCATGTCAGTATTGAAACCAGCAAGTTTTGCAACATAATTGATTCTAAACTCCTCAGCAGCTTTTAACAAACCTGGCAAGAATTCCTTGCAAGCAAGTTCAAAAGTTTCTGGATTACTTAGACCAACACGAACACGAATGTTCTCTTTGTTACGATAGAACTTGGAGGCTTCGTCTCGTAGTACGGTAGTCCTAAACGTATGAGTGGAGAAATCTGCAAGTGTACTCTCTGGTTGGAGAATTTCTTCGATTTCCCACTGCACACGCTTAGAACCATCAGTATCAGAGCGAAATGTTGTCAATGCCTCTGGAAGAGGAATAACAGCATCTGAACGCCTGAACGAGACTTTTGTATTAGTCTCTTTCTGCTTCATACTACAACTGACCAATTAGCAATGTGTCTTGAATTGACTCTGCAATACCCTTACCAAAAGCAAGTTCTGCTGCCTTAGCAACCTCAAACACTTTTGACAACTGGACATAAGCAAGGAAACCACGAAGCGATACACGGCGACCGTTACCACCACTGCACAATTCACGAGCAATACCACGCAAGTTCTCTGGCAATGAAAGTAGTGCGGAAGGGTGAGGCTCTGTAATCTCAATCTTGACTGGAAAACGGTCAAACAATGCTGGGTCTAACTCTGTCAAGTCAACTAAGTTAGTGGTCATTACTACCTCAAAACCAGGTTGAGGCGTGATACGCTCACCTGTTGGTAGAATGTGCTTAGCACTTCCATCAGTGTCGGTGTAAGCCAACAACAATGAAAGAACGTCACCACTAGCACGGTTAACCTCGTCAATAAGAAGACGGCGACCATAACGCCAAGCACGAGTACCTGGACCATCGTGGTATGTGTAAGTGCCTTGTTCATTTGGCATCCACATACCCTCAATTGCTGCTACAGTCATTTCTTCGTGACAGACAATGCGGTCAACCTCTACACCTTCTGAAAGGCCAAAGTTGAGTGCTGCATAGGACTTACCAATACCAGGTTCCCCTGAAAGAATGATACGTCCTACCTCAGAGGCCATAGCCCCTTGAGTGTCTTGCCAGCATTGTGGGACTGGAAGGCCCATGTGGACCTTCTCAATTTCTATTGTTTGTGTCATCTCTGACTCCTTCTAGCCTGTCTCATCGGTGCAAGGCGGCCACCCCTTACAGACGCCCGAAGGCGTTTCGACTATTAGAATATCTTTAATTGCTTATTTGTCTTACGAGCATAAACTCTAGCAATAGCATTTGGAATAGTTGCAATCAACCACCAAAGAGCAACCCAAAGGTAATAACTCTTATGATACCAAAATGCTTTTCCTATAAAATACCAGAAAACCAAATTGGCTAATCCACTAGCTGTCAATGCTGAGACAATAATCCACTTTAGAAAAGACTCTAACAAATCTTTTACTGTCCTATTCATTATTCTCCTTATCGTACTGCCTAGATAATTTCCAGACTATAATCAATGAGACACCTAATGCCACTTGAAATACAGTCGTAATGAATCTGTCCATTATTTCTCCTTTTTAACAGTGGTCGGACTGACCACTTTGGGTTTAATCATGTTACCTACAAATTCTTAAATCTGGTCCCCATTCAGGGCCCAAACCTTGATTACGTTGGTAATACCATACAGCGACCAAAGACTGCTGGTCACCAGTTGCCTTGTTAGGCGATTCTGGTAAACCAATAATGTTTTGTCTTGCATAGTTCCATATACTTGGCATGAATTGATACCAACCTTGAGAATTTGACTCTTGATTAGTATCTACTAAGTGATTGCGAGATTCTTGATAACGAATACACGCAAACTGTGACTGAACGTTGACCGGAAGATTCCATGTTGGATCTGCCTTGTCTGGCCAACTAGCAGTTGAGTCAGTTGAACGAGTATCCCACTTCATCACTGAAGGAGGAACTGTTATAACTGTCACTTGACTAACTTTTGGAATTGAAATAACTTCCTTGTGGTTAATCTGGTTCGAAGTGCCTGGCATGACAATTGAACCAAGTGCAAGTACACTGAGATTGACTATTGTCTTTATCATTGTACTCTCCTTTCTGGGTAGTTTTATTACCCAAGTGATAGCATGAACTGTTAACTACCGGGGGGATAAAGATTAATAGTTCATACTACCACTTGAGTAGTCGAAATTACTCTCGACTAACTACAAGGTTTAGTACATCTGGTATTCTCCAGCAATGTCTGCCAAAGGACCGGTGCGGATGCGCTTTTGACGCAACTTAACACCGTTCTTCATAGCATGTACTCCTAAACGAGCACCAAACTTTGCAAGAACAAGAGATGTCTTTACTGTCTTGCCCCAACCAAAGAAGTCACGAACTTCTTGGGCGGTAACAATGTGGACTTCACCGTCTAAGAACCTGTCAAAGTCAAAACCTTTCCAGTTCAATGGCTTTTTAGCAATTGACTTGGATACTTTTTGCTTTAATGGCAACTTAGTTAATGTTGTGCTTACTGTCTCACTAGATTTAGATGCACCAAGCATGACAGGCACCAGGTCTGAATTGTTCTCAATGAACGAAACTGTCTGGTCAAGTGTTGCTGGCATGCCAAACATACCAGAAACTCTTTCCTGAATCTTGGTTATCTCACTCAAAGTGAGTTGGTCGGGGTTAAATGGGCGTACCATAATAACACTTCCTTTGTTTAAACTGATTAGCAATCTGCCTCATCAGGCAATGAGCGATAAACCTCACTGCTATCCCCCGAAGGGGATTTCGGCTAACTTCTAGTTAACTTTAATATCTCAATCTGTTGTTTCTGAACATCAATAAGTTGTTCTTGAACTGCTCTAATTTTGTTTGCACTGGTTAGTAGATCTTCTTGCATCTTCATTACCTCAACAAGCATTGAAACTAATTCTTTTACTTTCTCAATGCTTTCCAAAGAATCTTTCCCAACCTCAACCATTGCTAAAAATTGCTCAGTGTCTGAAAAACCAAAATCTTCAAGATTGAACTCTGACATACTTTCTCCTTATACTTTTACTTTTCTGTTGCATTGACTGCAAGTTACTACATCTCCAGGGTTTTCAAGCACTAGTGTCTCAAAGTCTTCACCTGAAAGGTATTCAAATAAACTTTCGTCCAAATACATTGAACTCATAGCACATTCTTTACAATAAAAACTGCTTGTAAAACCCTGAAGTTTGTCAATAAGTGAATAAACTAAAGTCACTTACCAAACTCCTTCCCTTTTTTGATTTGTCTCTTCAGTATGGGACAATCAACTCCCATAGACGCCCGAAGGCGTTTCGACTATTTAACTTCTTGCTTTGCAAGACGAACCAATGAGTCATAAACTTCATTGTAAATTGTCTGTGTTCTTTCAACACCTGAAACACATTGGTCAAATTCTTCACTATCTTCGTCATACGTCTTGGAAACTTCCAAGAGCATTCCTCCAGCGACCGCACATGCTTGCATGGTGTCAAACCAAAGAATTGACGGCAAAGTAACTTGAATAAGTGTGTTCTCATCAACATCATTCTCATGCAAAATATCCAGGATTTCTTCTAAAGATCCCCGAACTCCTTTGCCTTCTTGAAAATTGCTTTCAAATGGACTGTCTTGCATTTTACTTCCTCTCTTTTTATTATTTACTTCTCAATTGCTTCTTTTACAAAGTTGCCGAATAGGTTACTCCAACATCCATTACAAATGCCAGAGATAAACAATTCTCTCAAACTTTTATCAAGATCTGGGAAAGCATCTTGAACCATAGAACCAGCGTTCCATTGCCCAAAATTATCTGTTGAAACTGAAAAAGAATGAAGTGTTGAACACTTTGTGCAAACAGCCTTAAGTGTCACTTCTTCTGACTTTTCAGAAACAACCTCAATCCAAGGTGTTCTTTCTAATTGTTTCATTTTTCCTCTCTTACTACTGCAATAATGAATACTGCATGGTTTCCGGGAGAAGAATCGAACTTCTCTACAACCATTCCGGAATACTAAAACTTACAATGTTTCTGCTGTCACTTCTACAAGAAATGGACTCTTGAGGCACTGATTGTGAACAAGAAGCGGTTCAATATCTTGCATTGAGCCACCCCAATTACAAAACTCACCATCCTTTTCTGGAACACAATTAAGAACCATCCAGTCATAACCACCGTGTCCGCTTGCTTCTGCATACCCTGTTGGGTGGCATGGAGGAACCATTGACTCTGCGTTAATGATTTCCCCACAACCTGCACAAGTAATTGCCGCATCTCCGTAAGATTCTGGACCATCCCATGCTTCTACTTTGTATTGCTCATAAGTCATCCTCATGACTTACCTCCTTTGTCTGTACTGCTTTTATTTTCTCTAACTTTGTCCATAGAAAGTGATACATACCTTCCGGGAGAACTTCCCCGTTATCTGCTAATGTCTCTAGAAATTGCATAACAACAACTATGCCTGAACCAATCTGGTCAATTCTGGCAGAAACAATCTCTTCCAATTGACCATCTGACTCGTCATACAAACTTACTATGTCATCCATGGATTATCGCACCTTTGTGTGAATAGCCCATGACTTAGCACAAATGTAGACAACTTCTTTCTCTACCAATGGTTTCAAAATAAAGTTACTTACTATAAGTTTGTCTAGTTCTTTTAACTTACTAATCTTTACCACTTTACCTCCTTTGTTTGTACTACCAATCGGTGACTCAAACATTTCTGCTTGAATCACCTCAGATGTTACAAATCTTTACTTAAACTGTCTCTTTAATAATTCCGGATTCTATCAATACTTGAGCACAATCAAAATTGTCCCAACCTACTTTGTACGGATCTAAACCGGTTAATGTCTCAAAACTGTGAACTGGATTACCCCAGTCGGTATTTTCATACAATTCAAAAATACCATCATCAGGCCAACTGAATACTCTAGTTTCTGGGAACTTGTAACTAAAAAACTCACTTTCTTCTGAAATAAGAAAACGTGACTGTTCTTCTCCATTACCCAAGAACCAAACACTATCATTCATTGGATCTGCTGAATAAAACTCACAACAATACTTAAGATAACCATCTCTTGCATCACTCCCTTCGTAATTGTTGTACATTTCTTGGAATCTATCTTTCAATAGATCCTTTGCAACTTCGCTAATATCTGGTGAACTTTCAATAATTTCATCACCATCAACAGAAAAGTCACCACGACAACTAGTATAATCAACTATACGGTATCTCATCTTACAAATCACCACCATCAATGGTGCCCAACTTGGATTCTACTATTGGAAAACCAACCATGTGTGAAAACATTGAGTTAGCAAGTTCCATAGCATCTTCTAATGTTTTGGCAAGACCTTCATGCTTTGGACCACCGTACATACCGCAGTCACCAACTTCTGCATGAAACCAACCATCATTAAGTTGGTCAATTTCTGCATAGTTCATTGAAACATCAACTCCTTCTACTTCTTCTGAAAGTTGCATGTATGAACCCCATGAGTCTTCTAAAATCCACTCACTTTTGTCACCATCAAATGCTTGATTCTGATACCAATGTGCTTTTAACTTTAACTCTGACATATTTATCTCCTTTATAGTCAGTTCTGGGCAAAATCGCCCAATGAATACACATAAAACACATATCTGGACTAGACAACCAAGTAGATCCGTAGTGATACGTTAGTTCTTAAGGAGAACTCTAATTTTATGTGTACTCATTGCACGACTCTAATCAGTGCAATAAAAAAGGGGCCACGCGTCCATGCTTTTTCGAGCGCGCTAGCCATAGATCTAAGATCTAATTATAAAACTTACTTAAGACGTAAATTCTACGTCTTCTGCAATACTTAACTTAATACCAAGTTCTGCTAAGTTTTCTAATGCCTCAATAAAATCTGGATCTTTGTGATACTTTTCAAACTGCTCCGTCATTGACATCCCCGCAATTGCAATAATAGTTATCAAAGTATCTATCTGCTTCTTGGAAAATGTAACAACTATTTCTTTTTCTGTTTCTTCCGGCATGACTGCCTCCTTTCTCTTACATATATACAACTAGAAGACGTGATTGGATTCGAACCAATACCAGCGACAAGATAAAAAGACAATGGAAACAACCGATGAAACGAAAGGAAATTTGTCTTACTTATCTTATCTCTACTCTAATGCTACCACTTACACCACACGTCTATAAAGCTAATACAAACATCAAAATATATGTCTTACACTCTCCATACTACAAGCATGGACTAATGTATTTATGGTATACTATTGAAAGGAGGTGCTTAGTTCCCTCTCTTTCCATATGACTACCACCATATATTCTCCCGTATAACGCCCCTATAATGACGTCTATACGGTTCTTTTCTCTTACTTGTATCTGCTGTATGTCAAATGAATGACCCTACAAAAAAAGGCCCTCACCCACACATAATTGTATGGATGAAGGCCCTAATTTGTTTACTGCTTACTGCTTGTCTGCGTATTGACTCAATGCATCAATCAACAATGACCATGGTGCCAAAA